AAAAAAAAACGCCCACCGAACCGGTTAAGGCACGATGGGCGTAATGGTTAGTTGGGGATTTTAAGTTTCTGACCCTCATAAATTGTATCGTTCTTGAGATTGTTGAGCTTTACAATTTCGGTATATCTTAAACCGCTGCCGAGCTTGGCTTTGGCAATATCCCAAAGGGTATCATTTTCTTTCACTGTGTAAGTAGTATACGCAGGAGTGGTTGTAGTTGTGGTTGTAGTCTTACCCACAAGCGTGAGATTTTCAATAGCTACCCAGGTGTTAATACCATCCTCGGTCTTTCCGGTCTTTTTATTAACCTTTTCACCAAGAAGAACACAAGTCTTGCCGCCCTTCTTCACAGCCTTGCCATTCGACTTGGTCTGTGTAACGATGTGGTAATAATCATCCTTTACCCATTCGGGAATAGTAGAAGAAGAAGGATTGTACTTCTTTGCAGATTCCTTAAATGCGACCTTTGTGCCTTCCTTGAATGTAGCCTTCGAGGTGGTGGTTGTTCCCGTTGTAGGTGTCGCAGGCTTTGTTGTAGTTGATGTTTCGGTCTTTTTATCTGCATCAAGAGCTTTCTTGACGTCTGCTCTGAAGGTATCCATAGACTTACCATGTTTGGGAAACCAATGCATAACATCACCGTGGTTAGTAGCGATACCTTTCTTATAACCTTCGCTGTGGCAGATAATGTTATCAGCTGTAAGACCGTAGAGTTTGCAGAGATATACACAGAGTTCAACAGCTTCTTTGTAAACCTTATTGAAGTAGGTCTTATCGGTAAGACCATCCTCGCAGATTTCAAAGCCGATGTGTGTGTTGTTGGCAGCCCCACCTGCGTGCCAGCCTCTGTGGTCCCAAGGCAATGTTTGGTACGTCGCAATGCTGCCATCCTTGAGTTTACCGATAAAAGCGTGACAGCAAATCTGTCTGCCACCGGGGGTATAAGTATTCCAGTGGTTACCATAGGTGTTTACACCAAGGTAACCATCATCAGGACCGACATAACGCTTCAACCAGGGGTTATTAGCCCCGGTTGAATGAACCATTATGCCTTTGACCTTGATTTTCTGATTCGCCTTGTAACAGGCGTTGTTAGTGAGAATCTGTTTCTTCAGTTCCATTGCTGTTTTCCTCGTCTTTCTCTTCTTCGTTAATCTGTTCGAGAATTTCCTTGAGCTTCTTGGGGTAAGGCATACCGAGAGTTGCCGTGTTCTCAAGAATTGAAATACCTTCATTCGACAGATAGAAGAAGATAACTGCCGAGCGAAGAACCCCTGCATCACCGAGAATGTAAACATCAAGGATATTGCCTACACCCACGAGTAGGAAAATAAGCACCTTTTTGAAGATGCCCGTAAAACCTACTCTGCTTGAGAGGGTTTTGTTGCTGATGGCTACCATAATGCCACTCACATAATCGATTACCACAAAGGCAATGAGGGCATAAAGGAAACCATCAAAGCCTCCGAGGAACCAACCTACGACTCCACCGAAAGCTGTGAATGCTGCTTGAATTACTGTCCAGATGTTTTTCATAGTTTTTTGCCTCCTTTGACAAAAATTTTTTATATTAAAAAAAGGCACCCTGGACGAGTACCTAATTTCCTTATGTTAGCCAACCGGGTCTTTCCGGTATTAGCAAGGTTTCTGTAACATCAAGCCAGGCTTGATACCACAATTGAAGTTCTGCAACTTGCGTTTCTGAAAGCATCTCATACCATAGTTGGCCTCTGTTAATAATTGGAAAGCACTGCTGTTCTCTCTCAAAACGAAGGTCATCAAGGATATGCTGATTGTCAAGTTGTAAGCGTTTATCTTCATCAAAAATAAGAACACCATCTTTTACTTGATAGGCTTCGAAGTTCACTTCAAAGTGTTCAAGGTCAGAAGGTGCTTCAATTTCTATTCCGTTTGTTAGATTCCCTATTTCGGCATAGCTTTGAACATAGCCGTTTTCATTGATGCGTATTTGCATTATTTATTTCACCTCAATTCACACCGAATACTCTTGATATATAACCATCAGAACTTCGTGTTGAAATTGTAACTGTTCCGGTTGTACCAGAATAAGACAACGTAAATGCTACATAATTCACTTCATCGGCAAATTGATATTTAAGTCCCGATGTTGTAATCATAGATTTCGGAGTTATCATAGTGCAAACCGCAGAGCCATCTTTCGGTCGCCCCATGATGATGTATGCCTTGTGACTACCATAAGTAAAAGTAGCGGACCCCTCCGTAAGCGTTCCTTTATACAAACTCGTACAAGCAAGGCCGAGGTTGCTTCGTGCATCTGCCGCCGATGTCGCACCTGTACCGCCTTTACCCAAAGGAATGGTAGCTCCACCCGAATGATAAACTTGGTAGCGTGTTCCGGGATGGGTCTGGTGTTCAACGTTCGGAGCATAGTATAATGTACCAGAAGCAGAATAAAGTCTGTCCCAGGTTGTTGCACTTCTGTAAAAGTTTATACCTTCACCTTGAGAGTCTACAGCATCTTTGAAATATAAGCCGTTAATATTTATGATATCAGAGTTCTGCATATCTATGCCGTAAGCATCATCTACCCAATACTGACCTCCCGTTACTTTTATAATTTTAGGGGCTATGGTTTGTCCATTTATTATGTTAGCAATAGCATTTGCAACTGTTGTAGCCCCTGTACCGCCTTTCGCAATAGGAACCGCAGAGGATAATGATGAAGGTGCAACAGAACCGGAAAAAGAAGTTGCTGTAACCGCACCGGATATTTTTGTATCACCCACAACGTGGAGAGCTGCAGTGGGATTTGGGGTATTGATACCTACTTTTTGTTTTCTCAAGGCTACAAGAGGTGTACCTTGCGGAACAACATAATAAAGATCAAGCGAGGACGAGGAGCCTAAACTATCTCGTATTTGTATGTGAAAGTCATAAGAGCTTCCCGCATCGAGAGAACAAAGCTCAAGATTTGAAAATGAGAAAGACGAACCACTCTTGGTAACCGATGAAAGAATGCTCACATATGAGCCATAGCTACTTGCATTGGTTTTCTTGTACCTATACCTTACATAGGTTAAACTATTTTTCTGCGTACTGCTTACGGTCACGGGGGAAATTGTACCGCTGAAAGTAAGTTGCATTTCGGCTTCAATTTCATTGGTTCGTCTTAATGATAAAGATGAAACTTTCGGCTTTGCATAAGCAATAACCGTAATATCCATACTTTTACTTACCGTGTAACCTCTTGAGTCGGTCGCTGTTACAACGACACTTAAAGTACCGGATTTTGAAATAGCACCAACGGTTAAAGCAGCACCTGTTGTATTCGATTTCGTCACTCCGTTACAAGTAGCAGAATATTTTACAATGCTTGCTCCGTTTTTTGCTGTAGCGGTAGCCGGGGTTACTTGTAAAGTAGAATAACCTTGTATAAAAAGTTGGTTATTTCCCGTAACTCCTGTGGTAGTTGTGTTCGTATCAGCCACTGTAAAGGCCCCTATCGTGGGTGAGGAATTACCCGATGAAGTTTGAACAGTAGCTGTTTTTGACGATGCCGAACCAATCTGTGTTGAGCCGTTCAATGTTGTAAGCACGAATGTTCCCGTGAAAGATTTGATGCTCGCCATCGCATTGAGAAGGGTTGTTCTTTGTGCAGAGGTCAAGGTTATCGTATTATCCGTTGTTCCCTTTGTAAGGGTAATACCGGTAATTGTAAGATAAGTTGTGCTGCCGTTTTTAATAGCCAAGGTGTGGCTATATGACGCTTCATAAACCGTTGTTTTCAGAGTTATTTTTACTGTGGATGCATCAGCCGTTACCGTACCGACCGAAGATAAAACCGAACCGCCGAGGGTTTTGGCAGTTGTTGCTGACGAAGTACCATACACATGGTTACTTTGTTTTCTTGCTTTTACCTTTACCGAATAAGAAGTGTTCGGCGTAAGACCGGAAAGAGATATACTTGCACTCGTTCCGGCAGTCGTTGAAAACTGCGTCCAAGAAGAACCTCCGTTTGTGCTGTACTGCCATATATCGGCTTTAGCGGATGATGTGGCTGAAATCTTAAAGCCGTTAGCTGTTATTGAACCTACAGTACATTTAATGGTGGGTGCAGTACGGTCGATTGCATCGAGGCTTATTGTTGCCGATGCGGTAATTGTACCTATTGAAGTTCCGGCATAAGTACCATCGAAACGCCAAGAGGCAGACAGTTTGACCCCAGTCTTTGTACCATCGCTGTTATGATTTACTCGTACTTTTTTTGTTTTTAACAGCTTCGAATGAGCCGTTGATGAATCATCCTCCGAAACGGCGGGACTTGAGAACGTTTCGCTTGTTCCGTTAATTGAAACCGTGCAGTCATCTCTTGCACCTACATAAAGGGATGCATATTTCAGATAGACCTTTAAGGTAACATCAGAATAGTTTCCCGTAACGCTTTGTGTGGCTGACCAGGTACAGTACAAGCCAAGATATGTAGACGGATATTTTGAAAAATTACCACTCAATGCCATAGCTTTTTACCTCCTTAGTCAAGAATTACAATATTAAGTCCGTCAGAAGCTGTGGGCATCGGAACGAACTTTGTTTTACCAACGGTAAGCTCACCGTCAACAGTGGTTTTCTTTGTTATGGTTTCATCCTTATTTAGGGTGAATATTTTCTCATCGTTGTAATAACCGGAAAACTCCGTGTTGTTAATAACCGTTCTTTGTGGTGAATCGGCATTGGAAACTTCAATACCTCTTCGGTCGATTTTCACCTCGGTGGTGTATATCTCGTTGGGTGCGGGAGTCCATTTCTGAACTATAGAACCCTCGGTAATCATAATGTCACCTATATACAAAGAGGCAGCTCTGCTGTATGCGTAAATGGTTATGGTACCGTCTTGCACATCATCGATTACTGCAGTAAAATCCTGCCAATCAAATGCAGAAGAAGTATTGAATAAATCCACATACTTATCACCGTTATATGTCACACGGAAATAACCTGAGTATGTGCTTGTCTTTTTTGCTCTCAATGACACCACATAGGAAGTTCCGGTAACAACGCCCGTTATAACCTGGGTAAGGTCAGAATAAGCACCGAGAACGAAGCAAGAATCGGCTGTCGTGTTATTCTGCGTGTCAGTGGCGCTATTTGAGGATACTGTTCCGCTGTAAGTCCAGTCATCGGATAATCCGTTAAGACCCGATGAGTTTTTCACCAGGTTTATACCACCGATGAAACGCTCCGATACTTTGACACCCAAACCTTCAACCGTGTGTTCAAGTTCGGAGATTTTCTCTTGAGCAACAATAAGTTCATCGCTTTGATTACCAAGTTCATCGGTTACTGTTTTCACTGTTTCCGTAAGGTCTGATACATAGCTTGTAAGACCTTCGGCTGTTGTTTGAAGTTCAGATGTTTTCTCGTTTGTTTTTACGATGTCTTCTTGTATACCCTCTATTGAAAGATTTGTCTCTTCAAGGGAAGAGGTTGTTGCATAAGCATTTAAATGCACTTCGCCCGTTTCCAAGTCCCAATAGGAAGAACCATCTTGTGACTGAAGGACACCCGCTTTGATGATATTGGCAACAAGAGTACCGGAAGTAATAAAATCAGCTACGATTTCACCACCGGAGGTTATTGCCGTTGTATAGGGTCCGTTATAACCATTACTGCTGAAACCGAGACCACCCACATTCCAACGCCACACATTTACGGCAGTGTTAATATCGGGGTTGTCAAGAATAAGCAGTTCATACGGCTGTCCGTTCTCGGAATAGGTATTGATAACCACGTATCCACCGCTTTGACCGGTAATAAGACCGGTAGCTCTTTCGATAGCTGCGTTCATCAATTTTGGAAAACGCTCTACTTTTGCCACGGCTTTATCGGTGTTTTCCTGTACCTCGGAAATGGTGTGCAGCAAGTTCGCACCGGACGCGCCGAGGGTTATGGATACATATTTTTCGGAAAGCGTATCGTAGACCGTGGTTATTACTTTTGCTTTTGCCTTTAAACCGAGCTTTGAGTGTCTCACCAACAAAGTATCGCATAAAGAAACTCGTTCCAATACAGTGGCATATTCGGGGTATTTCCATAAAGGTTCAAAGGAAACTTTGATGTTCGGAATTACAGTGCCGAGAGCATTGTTCTCTATGTATGTGTTTGCTTTTGACCTCAGAGCGGACTCCGTCAACTCTTCTCCTTCAGAGAAAGAATCGGAGAAATCCTTGATGAGGGTTTTTCTTGTAGTAAGAGATGTGTCAACCACCGGAAGCAGAACTTCTGAAAGAGTAACAACGGTTTCGTTACCGTCCATGTCGCTTGAAACAGCAAAGGGCAAAATATCTGTATATAAAGCGGTGTTGTCATTTTCATGTTCAAGAGCCGTTAGGTTCTTTCCGTATTCAATAACAACACCGGTCTTTGTGCCTCTGCCTTGATGATGAATAATGTGGAAATTATCCCATTCAAATTCGCCACCCCATAAAGACAACATCGAACCTTCAGCACCACCGAGACAAGCTCTTACGCTTTGGGGCCTGGAAACAGAGAAAGGCTTTGATGAAGAATAGTCTGTACTGCAAATAAAATTATGGGTTGTTGCCGTATTGGAAAAGATTTTATTCATTACAAGCGGTGCAGACATATTTTCATCCGACCATATTAGCTCTGCAATATTGCAAAGGTCATAAGAGATGTGCTGTGCGTAAACAGTTATGATGTTTTCAATGGGAGTAGTTATTCTGTAAATTCGGAACAACTGATTATCGGAGGTATCATTCGGTTTAGCTTTTATAAGCCTTTCCGTTTGTATCTCTGTGTATAAGGGTCCGTTGGTAGGATACTTCAGCACGAGTTCATAGGAGCCGTTTCTTTCCTCAGTAACTTCACAAAAGGTGCAATCCGTAAGAGTTCCTATGCCGTAGGTTTTGAAGTTGGTAGCGTTTGCCTTGTATAAAACAGGAATCATAATGTCACCCACCTCGGCATTACATACGCACCGGTTATCCCACCGGAAAAAGTGAATGTATTTCCGCCGGGATAAAGGATCGGGAAACCTTCACCCTCAACAGCATCGTTTTCCGGTGTCGAACCTTTATAAAAGTTCATAAGGTCGCTGTCTATTTCGATATACTGCTGAATATTGGAAAAGGTCCAGCTCTTTTTTGAGCCGGGAGAGGTTATTGTAAGAGTTCCGCTACCATTGCCCGTAAGCATAATATATGGTTTTGCTTCAAAGGCTGTGGGATTTTCAATGACGGTACCGGAAGACACGCTGATTTCATTAAAACCATCTACTGCATATCTGAAAGGCAAACAAGAAAAGCTGATAGTGAAAACGCCTATTCGATTAAGCTCATCTTCAATATCAAGCTTGCTTGCAAACACAGCCTTTCTGAAATACTTCTCATCGTAAGTATCACGCAGTTCGTGATAAACATTCGGTTCTGCGTAAAGCCAGGCTTTAACGGCTGAAATCTTATCTGCAAGTTCTTCTTTCGATTTTGCGGGTAAGAAAACAGAATAGACCACTTGCACATTTCCATATCTGCCATTCGGTGATATTAAATCTCCGTTTCTTCCCGGAATAGCGGTAAATTCAGTTTCATATTTCGGCGCAGAAAAAACATCCTTCTTTTCGATGCGAAGACCCATATAATCTGAATTCACGCCTGCATATTCAAAGTAGTTCACGCAAAGACCACTCCTTTCCTTTGAGCAAACTGTCCGGCTGTTACAAGAATTTCATTTGTAAGGTCACGGACATCTTCACTCGAATAATTATTGAATTTATCGATGTTAAGCTGAAGAGTAAGACCACTCGTTTTTGAATGCCCCGTCGGAGCATAGAGCTCGTCTCCAAGACTGCTATCAACAGAAAAATTCGTGGGAAGAGCTGTTGACATATCCTCTGCGAGAGAATGCATAACATCATTAATGTCTCCGCTCATCTTTTCTGCTGCTTTTACAGCTTCACCACCGTTGCTGTCAATTGAACCGGAGAGACCCTTTACAAGCATCTCACCGATCCAAGCCATCTCACGAGAAGGTGATCTGATACCGAAGAAATCACAAATGCCGTCCCAGATGCTGTTTATCCAGGCACTGACCTTGTTCCATAACCAGGATTTTAAGGTTTGAATACCTGACCATAAACCCTGAACGATATTTTTACCGACATTGGTAATTTTGTAGATTTGTCCGGTTAAGGTATTTACAATGCCTGTGATGATTTGAGGTACGGCCTTTACAATACTTGCAATTACAGACGGCAGATTTTTAATGAGTGATACAAGCAAGGTAACACCGACTTTCGCAATCTTACCTACATTGTTCGTAAAGAGCGTCACAATAGAAGTAACAATCTGTGGAAGAGCTGCTACGATTGTTGTAATAATCTGCGGTAATGAACTTATCAAAGAAACAAGTAATCTGACACCAGCCTCAATGATGAGAGGTATATTGCTTAAAATTGCATTGATAACACTTGTAATAATCTGCGGAATAGCAGTAAGTATTGTTTGAATGATGGTCGGTAGATTTGTAATCAGTGAAGTTAAGAGCTGTATACCTGCGTCAATGATAAGGGGTATCGATTCAAGTAAGAAATTTACTATCGCACCGATTACCTCGGGCAGAGCTTCAACCAACACAGGTATTGCTGCGAGAATACCCTCAACCAAGCCAAGCACCAACTGCAAGGCCGCATTGAGAATGAGAGGCAGGTTTTCTACCAAGGTAGTACAAATCTGTACAACCATACTGATAATCGATGGTATAAGGGTCGGCAATGCAGTACCTATTCCCATAGCCAAAGTTGCTACAACTTGTAAAGCTGTCTCAAGTATCATCGGCAAGTTTGCGATTATACCCTCCAGCAGCGTAACTACAAGCAATAAAGCCGCCTCACCGATTTGCGGTAACGCTTCGGTAAGACCCGTCAAAATAGTAAAAATAATCTGTGAAGTACTTTCTACTATTTGAGGTAGGTTATCGACAATAGCACCGCCCAATGCAGAAATAATCTCACCGACTATTTCAATCATTTCAGGTACGAACTCCATCATAAGGTCAAGAGCTTTCGGTAAAATCCCACCGATTACATCTGACATTGCTCCTATGTCACCATTTGCATCAAGTATTCCGTTGGTGAACTCACCGAGAAGACCTACGCCTTCTCCGGCAAGCTGTGTCAGGATGGGAAGAAGAACAGTGCCGAGAGCATTTTTGGCAGCATCAGCGCCGACTGCCAAATACTGAAGTTGGTCATCGAAAGCACCATAAGCATTGAGCATATCATCGCTGATGACATATCCGGCAGCTTGTGCTTGTTCACCAAGTTCATTCATTCTTTCAGCTCCGGCTTCAATTAATGGGTTTAATTCCTGCGCGGATTTACCGAGAATTTGCATTGCAAGAGCATCACGCTCGGTTTCATTTTCCATTTTGCCGAGTGCATCGATAACTTCCCAATATACGGTATCCGAATCACGCATGGTACCGTCAGCATTGAGAACAGACACACCAAGTGCATCGTAGGCTTCAACGGAGAGTTTGGTACCGTCTTGCACAGCCTTCATCGATTTGATTTGTTTTGCCATCGACTTGGTGAGAGTTTCGGTAGAAACATCCACAAGTTCAGCGGCATACATATATTCCTGGAGCTTATCTGTGGCAATGCCTGTCTGCGTTGATGTAGTTAAAACATCATCGGCATAAGCTGCACCTTCTTTTGACATGTCAATAAGAGCCTTGCCGGCGGCAACAGCAGCTGTGCCTACGGCAGCGAAAGCTGTAGCCATTGCTGCACCTACTGCCTTACATACACTGCCGAGCTTTTCGAACTTGCCACTGGCATCTTCACTTTCCTTGCCGGCATCTTCGATTTCCTCTCCGAAATCATCTGCATTCTTTTCTGCATCATCGAGTCCATCGGAAGCCTTTTCGAGTTGGCTATTGTTTTCCTTAAGCTCACTTTCAAGGCCATTAAGGGCTGCCTCAGCGTTGTTTAATTGTATCTGCCAGTTTTGTGTTCTTCGGTCATTTTCACCAAAAGAAGTGGCGGCATTTTCCAGTGCCGCCTTAAGAGTTTCAATTTTCTGTTTTTGTGCTTCAATTTCTTTATTTAAAACCTGGTTACGAGCAGTGAGAGCTTCGACAGAGTTATCATTTTTACCGAACTGCGACTGAACGAGCTTCATTTCAGAACCGAGAACCTTAAAACTCTGATTAATTTCAGATAAGGCTTTCTTGAACTCTTTTTCACCTTCAAGTCCGATTTTTAAACCGAAATCATCTGCCATGCTAACACCTCCTAATCAGTAATTTTTACGGCAACAACTATGCCTTGTCCCGTAGTTGCCGGGTTTGGAGTAATGGCAACGGAAACTATAGTAGGCGGAGTTGTGTCCGGTATCTTTTCAAATGTTGCTGTGTATGATTTTGATGTTGTGAAAGCGTTTATAAGATTTGCATCTACACTAAAAGTGCGCGATGCATTTGTGTTGCCATCAGACCAGGAAACGAATCTGTACCCGGCAGAGGGTGTAGCTTTTATCGTATAAGAAGTTCCGAATTTATATGTCCCTGCTCCGCTGACAGTGCCACCGCCATTTGAGTTCACGCTGACAACACAAGACGGTTCCGTATAGTCGATGGCAAAGGATGAGCTTTTCCAATACCACTTTCGGGTGATGGTTGCCGAAAACCATATACACAAGTTTTTTGTTCCTGAATAAACTCCGGCTTTTGATGTCATTGAATTAAACATATCCGTCAAACGTTTTGACGTACCATCAATAACACTGTTTTTGTTAATCGCAGCAGTTAAGTAATCTTTACCCGTTTGAAACAAAGGATCTATTTTGTAGCCACCGGCTGAAAAATATGAATCCGTTTCTGCTTCAAGGTTGTAACGACAGTCACCTTTGGTAGAAAGACTGGTTTTAAATTGTAATGTAACTCTTACATCATCAATTCTTGAATATGCTGGAATGTACATCTGCATCTGACTAACAGAGGATGAGGCGTTTGTTACAAGTAAACAGTGGGTCATTTTAAGACCGGTGCCCTCTGTATTATCACTACAGAAAGACACAGAACGTGTAGGCATATTAATCACGCTCCTTAACAACAATATCTATATATGCTTTCAACTTTTCAGGTGGAATTTCAACATTCACCACGAGATGATATAAGCCTTTATGCGAGGGGGATAAAAATACACGAAGGCATCTGCCGTCAATTTGGCAGACACCCTCGCTTTCAATTGATTCAGTTTTATGCTCAATCAGTTTATATTTTGCATCAGTGATAACAATCGTTTCATCAGCATCTTTGCTGCAAACCATAAAGTCGATATACTTTTCTTCACCGAGCAAAAATGTGCGTGATTCAATCACAGTTACCACCGTCCTTTATAATAACAAGTTCGAGTTTTTGAGGTAGGAGCTGAATTTTATATTTGCTTTCTTTTAAACAAAGATGAACCCTGCCTTTAAGCATATATAGAATTCCCGTCCAATAAGCAAAATAGCCCTCACTGTCGAGGGCGTAAATCTCTGTAGCGTATTGACCATCAGTCATATCGGGAGGTACGGTGCATTCCCACTCATTACCTCCCGTTGGTGTAAACTCAAGGTCAAAGTTATCAGCCTTGCCGTAAACTCGAACTATCTGTCTGTCAGTTCTCATCGACTACTACCGAAATGGTATAAGTCTTACCTGCATCGGCAGGATTAGGCTCGATGACAACGGAACGGATAACGGGAGCGTTGGTTTTTACTGTAACAGTCCTTGTAACAGTTGTAGTCTTGCCGGCAGAGTCTGTTGCGGTAACTTTGATTTCGTTAACGCCTTCATCAAGGGTTATATCCTTGGTAAACGAACCATCACCGCTTACAGTAACCGTACCTTGGTCCTTTGTACCTACAGAAATCTTAACCGTTACAGGTGTTGAAATACTGTCGGAGGTTGTACCGGAAACAGTGATAGTTTTCTTATTGGTGATTGAACCCTGGGTAGGACTTGTAACATTAAGAGAAGGAGCAACTGTGTCAACTGTAAACGAAACGGATTTTGTTACTGCGGCGTTACCATCGTTATCCGATACATCGATTGATATGTTGTTTTCTCCATCGGGAAGAACGGATGAAGGTGTGTAGGTGCAGTTGTATCCACCCGTGACAGGACTTGAGGAAATCTTCGATACATCGACTTTTGCACCGTTAACTTTAAGCACAAGGCTTGAAAGATTAATACCGGAGAAGCCTGATGTCTGTGATACATTATCAAGAATAGTAAATGCAATTGCGGGTTTGCCATCCGTATTAAGAGCACCATCTGTAGGTGAAATAATACTGATAACAGGAACAACTTTCTCTTTAACAACAAGACGAAGGCTCGAACCGAGGGTAGAATGGTTACTGTCTGCTGTCGCTGTGTTTCCGGCATCATCAGTAGCCGAAACCGACACAGGATAATAGCCGCCATCAAGATTAAACGATGAACCCTGGGGAGCATTGAGCGTTGCTTCATAAGCACCCGTTGAAGAGTTATATGTCAAAGTATATGTTTGACCATTTATGGTTGTTGTTACTTGCATATTCTTTTATCCTTTCGTTAGATTCCGTCGGGGATAATATCATCAATGAAATTTTCCCTTTTCGGTTTGGATATGCCTGTGAATTGTTTGTGGCACTCCCACAGGTCAAGGAGTAATCCGAAAGGCATCAGCATGGTTTCATCCATTGTAAGATTGAGCTGTGCCATTCCGTAATAAAGAAGTCGAGTAAACAACTCTTCGTCACTTACTCGACCACTGCGTTTTTTGGCTCGTTTTCGCTTTCGATATTACGCTTCGTTCCTTTATACAGAGCCTCTGTAATTGCTGTCTTGTATTCGGCAAATTCAAAGGGTGTGGTGAGGATTTCAACCTCTTCTTCCGTTAAGAGAGGTTTTGGGGTTTCCTTATTCTTAAGATTGAAAATAAGGATAGACTGATTTGCGAGAAGAGTAACAAGCCACACAATTTCGGCTATTGCCATTTCAAAGTTTTCACTTTTCATCAGCTTATCACCGAGATTTTCAAGACCGCCGTAACGACTTGCTATTTCCTTGGTGGCTCTTGTCGAAAGCACAAGTTCGTACTCTTCACCACCGATGGTGATTTTAGCACTGCGTTCGTCAATCATTTATTAACCCTCCTCACTTGCTGCTGAAGCCTGGGAAGGCTCATAAACTTCATCATACCAACCTTTGATGATTGCTGTGTTTACAGAACTGTCACCTTCGGTAACTTCTGCTTTCCAGGGGTGTTTCCCGTTTGCGGAGGGTTTGTTTCTGCGAAGAATAGTACCCTCAATGGTAGGTGTTGAGAAAGTGATTGAATCGCCCTTGGTAGCAAGGTTAGTAGCAGGAATGCCGAACTTAACTCTATACAGCCAGTAGTATTTATACTTTCCGTTTGATTTCTTTGCTCTGAAACCGACTGCAACGGGGTCAGCACTGTCCTCAGTAGAAGAAACAAGTACATAGTTGTCATCAATCGTTGCGCCTGTAAGGTCAGAAGCAACGGAAGCACCGATATCATCGATGCCGAGTGAGAGTGTACCTGACTTGAATTCCTTAACGATTTCAGCAGCACCATCATCAGCATAGAGAGTTGCCTCTGCAAGTTCAACCGAAAGTTCTGCTGTCATTGCTTTTGCAAGGGGTACAGGCTTTGCATAGGTTTCATTGCCGTCTTTGTCTTCGGTAATTTTTGAATAATAAAGTTTATCAAGACCAATGGTAGCCATTAGATTTCCTCCATTTCATAATTTTTTGCCACGTCAATGGCATAATGGTGATATCCGGTACTATCCTCATGGGTGATGTACCTTCTATCCGTTATGGTTATATCCGCCTGTAACAACAACCGGACTATTTGATTTTTCTTCTTCGTGTAATTTCCCTTGTCAAAAAGAGAAATCCGAACTTCTTGTATTTCGTTTATCGGAAAGTTGTCAGCCGATAAAGGAAAAGTATCCACCGTTGGTGTAAGCACGACATAACTTTCCGGGGCAGTATCTGAAAAAACACCCGTTTCGACAGCAATACCGATACTTTCAATAATGCTTTTAAGTTCCGATAAAAGGCTCACAAACCGCCCACCTCGCTTTCGAGGACTTCTTTCATCCGTGCAATACAAGCGGATTTAGAGGAGGTTTTCGCGGGTTTCAGAAAGGGTTTAGCAGGTTGTCCGTGCCTTCCATATTCGATGATGTTCGCAATTTTTGCATTGCTTTCACCGTCTGTACGAGGTTCAGAGAAACCTATCTTAATATTGTGGTTGCCGTTTCGGTCGAGCTTCACAGAGGAGAGACCTAAACTTCGTTCAAGTTCGCCTGTGGAGCGTGACTCATATTTTGTTCCGCTGCCTATAACGGAAGAAAGATTACTTTTTACCTTGGCAAGAACAACCTCACCACCGGCTTCAAGAACTCTTTCAGCAACCGCATCACTTTTTTCTGCTAATTTCGAGAACTTTGTGAGTAAGTCTTCGGGCAATTTTACTGTAACTTTAGCCACTTTCTTTTACCTCCTTTGCAAGAACTTCAACATACATTCCTCTTCCTTTTACATCCTCAACGGAGATTATTTCAAACACTCTGCCATCGCAGTGTATTTGCATTTCGGTTGTTACCGTCAAATGTGGGATTGAACGAAAGCGGAAAAGTTCTGTGGCATCAGAGAACACAGCTCTGTTTGCCCATCTTTCACTTCCGTGTCTGCCTTCACGATAAGCTCTCACAGAAACAATCACATCGTGGCCTATGGTTTTGAAGCCTTCGTTATCTATGGATATTCTCTTGCCCGTAATGTAAATGGGAGTATTCATTTTTCCGAAAGACATAAGGCTCACACCTTCCAATCTCTATCGAGTCGTAAAAGAAGATTTACTGTATTCCACACCTGGCTTGATGCCTGGGTGTTGTCCGCAAAGAAACCGCCCGTAGAGCCATCTCTACTTTCATAGAAATGGCTTACGAGCATAATTACCGCTTGTTCTGTAGTTGGAGGCATTTTGTTTTCCTTATAGAACCCCTCTTGAATATGTTGATAGCTTTCGGCGTAGGAAACCGCAGCCGTTATATATTGTAAGAGAAGTGCATCATCGGCTGAATGCTCAAGTATAAGGTTTTGCTTAACTTTCGTTAATAAATGCTCCATAGTAGGTCACCTTTATCAAGCACCCATCTGAAGAACCTTAACAGCTTCGGGTACGATAAGTCTCGCATCCACACGCTTGGTGGCAAGGAAACCTACCTGGCCTGTTGCTGCATAAAGCTCGTTGAGACGCTTGAATGTAACGCCCTGGCGGTCACCAATCCAGTAATATGAAAGGTCACCGAATGCGATAGTCTTCGCGCTTGCTTCAATACCAGGAACGGAAACAGAAGTATAAACAGGCTTACCAAGGAGAGTATCGGGCTGACCTTCCTTGAGAGCTGCCTGCCAAATATACTGGCCGTTGTTATCCTTGAGCTTGCGAATTGCAGCGATGGTTGAATCGTTAAGAAGCCATACAGCTTTCTTTCTGTAAGGCGCACGAAGTGAGTAATAAAGGTTGATGATTTCATCAGCTGTGATTTCAGTTGCGGATGCAGCTGTTACACCGACTTCAGCACCCTCTGCATCAGTAAAGAGACCGAGAGGCTTACCATTACCGTTACCGATAAGGAATGCTTCCTCTTCGGCACTGCTCATACGCTTGGTGAATTCATCACGGAAATATCCTTCAAGGTCAAATGCAGAGTCATTAAGAAGCTCTTCGGAAACCTTAATAAGAGCTGTGAGCTTGTGAGCGCCGATTGACTTCTGACCGAATGTATCATCACTTTCGGGAATAGCACCTGCTTCTTCAACCCAAGAAGCAACGCCACGGGATGCAACAACAGGAATTCTGTGAACACCTGTTGAGGTTGTAAATGTGTGTGCAAGTTTACGGAAGATAAGATCATCGTGAAGAGCTGTGATGAGGTTCTTCTCAAAGGTTTCAGGAACAAGGAAACCGCCCTCGGTATCCACACCTTCGCTCAAAGCGTTACGCACTTCAATAGAAGAACGGTCACGCATCTGATTCCAGAACGCATTCTTGTATGTATCGGAAGCTCTGCCGGTCTTGTCATCGGTTTTCTTTGCTTCGGGTTTTTCTGTGATGGGTGTGCTTGTAGGAGCACTAAGCTGACGCTCAAGAGCATCGGCTCTCTGCTGACGTTCGATTTCACGAGTAAGGTCAGCAATTTCCTTTTCCATCTTGTCGTAGGTTTCGGTATCTTCAGCTGAAAGAATACCCTTGTCGTTTCTGTGCGAATCAAGGAATGCTTTTGCATCTTCCCAGGCCTTTGCACGTGTTGTCATTAATTCGTTAATTTTACTCATAGTAATTTTTCTCCCTTCAAGGTTTAATAAGTTCGAGTCTTTTAATAAGCTCGTCATAGGATGTACCGGGTTTAACCGGTTCTTTCGCTGCTTCGGTTTCTCTTTTTCGAGAGAGTCTTGACATCAGTGAATTTGTCACTGCTTTACGGCTGAAGGTGAAGCTATCTTCAACCTTGAGTGTTTCTTCATCTTCTGAATCCTTTTTGAAAAGCAAGTCATCGGCAAAACCGAGTTCGATTGCTTTCTTTGCATTCATCCAGGTTTCAGCATCCATGAAGTGGGACAGCTTTGCACGGGACAGACCCGTTTTGATTTCATAAGCGTTGATGATGCTTTCCTTTACTTCAGCAAGCATATCCATAGCTTTCTTCATCTCATCGCTGTCTCCAATGGCTACGGTCAAGGGATTGTGAATCATCATAAGTGCTGTGGGTGACATCAGTACTTTCGTACCTGCCATAGCAATTACTGAAGCGGCGGATGCAGCAATACCGTCAATCTTCACGGTTACATTTCCCTTGTAATCCATAAGCATGTTATAAATCTGTGCGGCAGCAACGCAGTCACCACCGGGTGAGTTAATCCAAACAACAATGTCACCCTGACCGGCTTCCAACTCAGCTCTGAACGCCTTGGGGGTGACATCGTCGTCGAACCAACTTTCATCTGCGATAGAACCGCAAAGGTAAAGGGTGCGAGTTCCATCGTTTTCTGTTTTGAAATTCCAGAATTTATTCATCTGTGGGTTCTTCCTCCTTTTCAGGTATTTGTCCCGCGAATATTCCGGCGTCGGACATTTTACACATGTTGCCGTTTATAAGGTAAAGGTCGCCACCTTCATCCGCAGGGATTCTGTTAAGATTTTCAAGTTCCCTGATGTCATTAGCGGAAAGCCAACCGTTCTGTCTGCCGATTGCATAGCCGGACATACGGCTTGCATAGTCGCCACGCAGAAGACCATCTACATTAAACTTGAAGAAAAGCTCACCTTTTTCTTTTTCGTTTAACAGCACACGGAACAAGGCTTGCTCCCAACGAATCAACCAGGGTTGCAAGGTATAGGTCACGAATTCCAAACTCTGCTGCTCGATGTTTGAAAAGCTTGACTTTTCGAGGTCTCCAACCATATGGGGAGGGACTCGGAATATGCGAGCAATTTCATTAATTTGAAATTTCCTCGTTTCAAGAAACTGTGCCTGTTCAGGTGAAATACCTATAGGAGTGTATTTCATACCTTCTTCAAGCACGGCTATCTTGTTAGCATTATGGCTACCACCGAAAGTGGACTGCCAACTTTCACGCACTCGCTGTGGGTCCTTAATTGTTCCGGGGTGTTCAAGCACCCCACCGGGGGCAGCACCGTTAGCAAAGAACTTAGCTCCGTATTCCTCGCAGGCTATTGCCATACCAATTGCGTTTTTTGCCATAGCGATAGGGCTATAACCGACAAGACCATCGAATCCAAGTCCGGGAATATGCAGAACATCGGAAGGTGTCAAATATACATTTGAACCCTCCATGGTGTTTGCCTCTTCCTTTGAGTGCGAATAGGTGTAGTAAAGCTGACCTTTATCATCACGGTCAACTGTCATTTTGTTTGGCATTAAGGGATACAAGGCAATAACCTCGCCCTTGCCATTTCTTATTATCTGTGCATAAGCATTACCCCAAAGGAGCAAGTGTGTCATCAGGGTTTCTCTGAAAACGAATGAGCTCATTTCAGGGTTCGGTTCATCGTGAAGAAGTCTGTAAAGCGGATGGTCGATGGCTTTATCCTTACTACCACTCTCACCGTAACGATAAAGATGCAACGGCAAACCCGCCAAGGCTTCAGCGAGGATTCGAACACAAGAGTACACAGCCGTCATCTGCATAGCTGAACGCTCTGTTACAGATTTTCCCGATGTACTGTTTCCGAAGAAGAAACTGTATCCACTACCCGCTGTACTGTTCGAAGGCTTATCTCTGGAACGAAACAAGCCTGAAAAGATGTTCATAAAATCAACTCCTGTTTGTAAATTTTGGTATATAAAAAGCACCTACCTAAAAAACGATAGATGCCTTTTATGCTATTCCGAGGATTTCCAACAGCTTAATAATCTGCACAAGGAAAGCTGTGATGTACAGCCCAGGCAGTACTAAAAGTCCGTGAATCATATGACTACTCCTTTCCATTAAAATCATCAAGCCTTTTCCTTAATTCAGAAAAGAACACTTTTCCTTTAATTGGCAATCCCTGGGCAGTTCTTTCTTCTTCAAAACTGAAGCGTATTTCAAGTTCTTCTGCCGAGTAGTTCTTTAAGAACTTACGCCAAGTGTGCTTATCCATATATCTCAACTTTTCCCATAGTTCGGGAAAGTGAGTGCGAAGTTTGCGTAATTCATCAAAAGACTGAAGAGGACAGCACCAACAGGATACGCGATGGAAGATATCATAAAGACCTTCCCAATCGAAACCTCTCTCTTTGCAGTATTGAAGGCAGTCCTTTTCGGTCATACCCCAATCAATGAGGGGGTAATTAAACTCGTGTACTCTCTGAGGCTCATCTGCTGCAATGCCGATGTACTGCTCGATTTCATAATCTTTAGAAAGACCACGGAGATAGTGATTTATTACCCTTGTTTTCAAGGTTGCCGTACACCAACGATTCCTCGGCCCCGCCCAACTGAATCCTTTTCTACCTTGAAGTTCGGGGTTTCTTCGTTTAGGTTCGTGTTCAAAGAAAAGGTATTCAAAGCTGTCTTTTCCTTTTAGTCTTGTTATAGGTCTGTCAATGTACTTTTCAAGTTTATCAATGTGTCTGTACATCGCATCAAACTCAAGCCCGGTATCGCAGAACAAAATAATATCCACGGGCATCCCTTCTTCAAGCATTCGAAGAAGCATAGCCGTGGAGTCTTTGCCACCGGACAGCGATACAATATGTAATTTTGGTTTACTCAATGTAAGACCTCCTTATATAAATAGAATACCTCGGTCGTCATAAACCGAAGCACCAGATTCTCCACCACAGCGGATTGCTCGGTCAAGTGCCATTATGAGGGCAACGGCACCGTCAATCTTCTCTGTAGATTTTTCCTTGTCAGGCTTGATATTTCCCGCCGGATCTGTTCGTATAAAAATGTTATCCATCATCCATCGGAGAACCGGGTGTCCGCTGTGTGCCATTTTTTCTTCAAGGGTAAGCTTCATCAATTCTTTTGTCGGAGGACTCATGTCCTTAAACCCTTGCCCGAAAGGTACAACAGTGAATCCCATACCCTCAAGGTTCTGAACCATTTGCACCGCACCCCAGCGGTCAAATGCTATTTCTTTTATGTTATATTTCTTACCGAGTTCTTCTATGAAGTTCTCGATGAAGCCATAGTGAACAACATTTCCTTCGGTAGTCTTAAGATAACCTTGGCGTTCCCATACATCATACGGTACATGGTCTCTTCGAACACGAAGGTCAAGGTTGTCTTCCGGTATCCAAAAGAACGGCAGTACAGAGTATTTATCATCTTCATCTTCTGGTGGGAAGACAAGAACAAAGGCAGTGATATCTGTAGTGGATGAAAGGTCAAGACCACCATAACATACACGCCCTTCAAGTGAATCGGGGTTTGTAGGGAACGAGCATTTATCCCATTTGTCCATTGGCATCCATCGTACTGCTTGTTTTACCCATTGATTTAAGCGAAGCTGTCTAAAACTGTTCTCCTCGGCAGGGTTTTGTTTTGCCGATTCACAGGCTGCCTCTACTTTATCAATGCCTACTGTTATGCCGAGTGAAGGGTTCGCTTTTGCCCACACCTTCGGGTCAGTCCAATCATCGTTCTCATCTGCTCCATATATAACAGGATAGAATGTAGGGTCGATTTTTCTACCTTCCATTATGTCTTTAGCTTTTTGGTGAGTTTCATAACAAATACTGTTAGTGTCTGTTCCTGCTGTAGTAATCAGAAAGTATAATGGTTGCATACGAGCATCACCGGAACCCTTTGTCATGACATCAAAGAGTTTTCTGTTTGGCTGTGTATGAAGCTCATCAAACAGCACTCCGTGGATGTTGAAGCCGTGCTTTGAATAGGCTTCGGCTGAAAGAACCTGGTAGAAACTGTTTGTAGGTTCGTATACAATTCTTTTCTGCGACGCAAGTATTTTTACTCGTTTATTCAGAGCCGGACACATTCTTACCATATCAGCTGCAACCTCAAAAACGATTGACGCCTGCTGTCGGTCAGCCGCACAACCATAGACCTCGGCTCGTTCTTCACCATCACCGCAAGTGAGCAAAAGAGCAATGGCGGCTGCAAGTTCCGATTTGCCCATTTTCTTTGGTATTTCTACATATGCATAATTGAACTGTCTATACCCGTTAGGTTTCATTGTACCGAAAAGGTCTCGGATAATCTGTTCTTGCCAATCAATTAACTCGAAAGGCTTACCCGCCCAGGAACCTTTTGTATGGCAAAGGCACTGCACAAAGTCAACAGCATAATCAGCAGCATCTTTATCGTAGTAAGAGTCTTTTGACATAAACTTTGTCGGTTTATATTTTTTCAGCTTTCTCACGCTGTTACCTCCTTTATGAGTAATAAAAAAACAGCCCTGTAGGCTGCTACGAGAGAAAGAGCCGAACGGCTCCTTCAGTTATATGTGATTAAAACTTACTTGCTAAAATAATGGGTTGAGGAATAACAGTCTGAACCATCCTCTTCGTTGACCACTTCATCAACAAGGTTGAGGTTGAAGTTATTCTTAATTAGCACATTAAGAAATGCGTGGTCGTGCTTCCAATCACCCCAGGAAATGTCAATTGCTATCGTTCCATCCGCTGTAAGTTCGACATTGTAATATCTTCCGTTTTCTTCGAGCTTGTTGCCGATGTCTCTTATAAGCTTCATCTTATCTTTTCTTGTCATTGCTTTTCCCTCCATTTCTTATTTTGCCATTTGCTGAATGCACCAGGCAATTGCGTGTCCGTTGTCTTCAAACGAAACTTCAGAGGTTTTTATAAGGGAAATTCTGCATTCGCAATCTGCAAGTCCGGTTTCTTCAGGGGTTTCAATGAACTCCCAAATCTCTGCGATAAATCCGCCTCTCCAATTTACATCTGTTACGAAAACCTTGTCTCCGTACTGTAAAACGGCTCCGTAGCTTGCTGAAACATTGCACTGTAATTTTTCCATTGTTGTAAAGCCTGCCATTGTTTTGTCCTCCTTAATCGTTGATTACCACTGCTTTGTAGTATCCGAAAGCGTCTCTTGCAATTCCGTAGTTGCATTCAACCCCGTACTTGCGGTCAAAGGCTTTTGCTTTCTTCGCAAGGTTTGTAGCTGCGTTTCTGCTTTCTTCTCTTGTCATTCCTTCGAAGCGGTATTCTCCGGTCTTCTGAAGGGTGCGAATCTGTTCGTTAAGGTTTGTCATTGTTGTGTCCTCCGTTCTTTATTGTGTACTCATATTAACTCTAAAAGCACATAATATCCAGTCATTTCGGAGATATATATTACACAAACATTAGGCTTAAATACTGTGTATATTTGTACGAGAGAAAGAGCCTATAAAAGACTCCTTCCTGTTATTATTTTATGCCGTTGTCGAACCTTTCTTTAAGGTAGCAATAGCAATAGATGTTATATTCGCCTTTGTTCGGATTCAAGCGAAAGAGGTATGTGTGTTTCTCTGTATCCGCTCTGAACCCGTAATGGTTTCTGTCATCGTTAAAAGCACTGTTCGGGTTCGCATTACAGTATGCTTTAAGACGCTCTCTGCAAAAGAGCACTTTTCCGTATTCGGCTGCGAAACGAAGGGTGTTTATAACAATGTCGAATTCCTGGGTAAAGGCAGCCGTTTTAAATTCGGTCATCAATTCATTCCAGGTTGAATAAAACTCTTTCCCGGTACTGCCGAAATCGGCTCGTAGGTAACCGATGCAACCGAGTTCTTCATACCCGTTGGGGGATTGCTTAAAAGTATAAGGCCTTTCAATTGCTGTTAATGCTCTGAATGTCATTTTCTTGCCCCTCCTTAACCTTCTACAATCTTGTATCCGTTGTATTTGAAATTCTTAACCATCTCAATGGCTGTTTGAAGAGCTATAACAAAGTCCTCTGTTTGCTCAATAGTTTTTGTTCCGCAAGCTGACCAGTTGAGTCCGAGCTGAATGGTTGCATTAGGGTCTCCCCAGGTGGGCAACTCGTATGCTTCGATTCTGTCATCGGAAAGGCGCCTGATTTCCTTTGTAAGGGCTCTGTATTCGTTTCTGAATTCTTCGTAAGCAACTGTCTTTACCATTTTAAAAGCCTCCTTAACGCTCAATTCTGAAAAGGAAATCGCCGTCGTTGGAAACTGCGAAATCGGTTACAATGCAATCATCAAATGTGTCGGGGATAGACTTCATCGAGCCTTCGAAGTAAGTCTTGTCCAGGCTTGTGTTTGCAAGGGTTACTGTTGCGTTTCGGTTAATCAGTTCGTAAAATTTGTAAAGCTTAATCATTGGAATGTTCTCCGTTCTTTATTGTGTACCCATATTAACTCTAAAAGCCTGATATATCCAGTCATTTCGGAGATATATATTACACAATCATTTGCACAGAAAACTGTGTATTTTATTGCACCATTTCCGCTGTGTGCTTATGGATGACATCAAGGATTTTGTCCTGTTCGGAAACGGGTAGACCGAGAGTTTCAAGAGACTCACGGATTCCGCAATCAGGGCATATCATAGTTTCGTTGTCTGTTCTTGAAAGAGCAGGAACACCGTTATATTCTTTTCCGCATTTGGGGCATATACCCCTGCGTGTATTATTGGTTTTCATAGTGAACCTCCTTATAACTTTCAGCATAGGCTTTCATAAGATAAAGCTGTTCGAACCTGAAATTTCTGTAACCCTCACTGCAAACGGAAATGTATCCGGTGGAGGGTAAACCCAAAGGTCGGTCTTCGTGCATAATGTAAATGAAACAATCACGCTCTCTGACCTTGTCGGTTATAATACCTTTGATTTTCAAGCGGAGTTCCTTTTTATAATAGAAGTCCGGATAGCCTTCATATCGGTCGAGTCTTAACTCATCCCTTTCATCGACTTCCCAAACCCCCAAAGGTACTCTCGAACCCTTTTTCGGTTCGACTGTAAGGTAAGAACCTGTCTTACTGCCTTTGAAAAGCAATTGATAATCTTCAAGCCAGGCCGTGCCTATGACTTTTGCATTGGGGCAGCGGTAACGCATTTGAGCAACATTCAGGTTGCTACCATAAGCTACATAGTATCGTTTGTTCATTTTTTATCATCCTTTCCGAAAGGGTATCCCTTTCACCACCATAAGGACGGTCAAGCCGTCCGAGGTGTTTATAGGGTCTGTCCCTTCGGTCAATTTTTGGTTAACCGCTGTTCCTTCAAGCTGCGTCTCTTCCGTTACGGAAGGCTGCATCTCCTGTAAGGTTTTTTGTAAGGAAATCTCTTGCTGTTTCAAACTCCTCACCGATGAAACCCAAGCGGAGTAACCAGGTTCTCATTGCGTATTTTGGGTTTTCGTTCTGCTGTGGTTTCGAACTTGCTGTTCTTACTTCCTTTGCCATTTGACTGAGGGCAAGGCAAAGCTGAATGTAACTTTTAAGCTGTCCTGCGTGGATGCCGTTTCTTCTTTCGGCAGTCGGTGCATCGAATTGGAAAAGCCTGAACTCAACTGTACCCTTTGTGAAGGTTGCGTGGAGGTTAAGCATATGGTATCTGCTGTCGTTGTAGTGTCCGCTTCTGTTCCAAGAAGCTCCTTGTGTACCGTACCAAATGTCTGCAAGGTCGGACATTGTTTTCGGCTTCTTTTGGTTGAGTTTTGAAAGAAATCTTGCATCAACTGTTCGACAGTATCTTTCCATTCTGTAGCTGTCCAGTTTAAGGGATTGTGCAAGAAGGTCTTCGTGGCTTGCCATGATGTTTGCCAGGTTGCGAAGTGTCTGCGGTGTGTGGCCTTTTGCTCCGATGTGAATGTGAACTCCGCATCCTCTTGTTGCATCGCTCTTTGCTCCGGCTTTGCGAAGCTTTCTGCAAAGTTCCTGTAAAAGTTCAATGTCCGTGTATTTAAGAATCGGTGTAACAAGTTCGCATTTTTGTTCGTCGGGTCCGTTGATGCTGACATCCTTTGAGAATTTCCATTCTCTGCCTTCGCTATCCCAAGCTGACCAGGTTTCGTAGCCGTTTCGTGAGGCTGTGTATTCGTAGCGGTCTGTGCCGAAAAGCTCGGCTGCAAGGCGGGCTGCATTCTTTCTGGTGATGTTGTTCATTTCAACCTCAACCCCTATGGTCTGCTTCTTCATTTCCTCAATCTGTCTTTGTGTTTTTGTATTCATTTTTGTGTCCTCCGTGTTTCTTAATGTGTCTGTATATTACCGTCAATTCCCTGATATATCCAGTCATTTCGGAGATATATATTACACAATCATTTGCACAGAAAACTGTGTATTTTATGGTGGATTTTTACTCTTCGATTATCTTACAGGAGTCCTCTCCGTAGGCTACGCCGAGAGACGAACCACAATCCCAACGCACATGGATTGTACCCATATCATCAACAAATCGAACTGTGCCACGACAACCGGGTACAAGCTTTGTATTATAAGGGTCATCCATTTTTACAAGTTCGACCCTGGTACCCTCCGTATACTTTTCCTTAAGTGATTTTACAACCGCTTCACTTGGGATAATCATTATTCTTCCTCCTTTTCTTTCTTGTGTCCGTTCTTGAATGCTGCCGAACCCGTAAAGTTCTGAAGCAGAATTTTTCTTTCGGTCTTATATTCCGCACCGATGAAACCGAGCCTTAAAAGGAAACAGCGGAAAGCGTACTTTTCATTTTCAACTGTTTTCTCACCTTTGTTAATGCGAGTGAGCTTCTTTGCCATTTCGCAAAGTGCCGTTACAAAATGCATATAGGCTTTGACTTCATCCGGGTTCGATGTTTCTTTGAACCAGGGAAAATCTATTTTTTCACCGAATGTATGAATGGTAAGGTTATCTGTACCGAGTGCTTTTTTTATAAGGTCGGCTTTTGAATCAATCAGGTCTTTAAGGTTCTGCAGAGCCTTTTCATCGAAGTGTTCTTTAGGCATCTGAATGATGATTCCCATTTCTTCCTGCTCTTCAAGCCTCTGTTCGATGAGCATTTCTTCGATGTCTTCTTCGCTGTAGGCCTCGCTTGTGGTTTCGTTGCTGAAATCCTCAAGTTCGAACCCCTCATTGTGAAGGTGTTCGAGAAGTCTTTCAACAACCTCTCCGCCGAGTCCGCTGTCGAATGTAAGGGTGCCGTTTTTGTCAATTGTGAAGCAACCGACCTGGTAAGCAAAGGTAGGGGCTCCGAGATAGTTTACTTCGTGGCCTGCCCATTTTGCTATGGTCAATGCGAGCTGCTTTCTTTTGTTACCGGGTACATTGTAATTTACTGTCATTGGTATGACCTCCTTTAAATTTGGTAGTCACATATTACCGTCAGGTGTGAGATATATCCAGTCATTTCTGCATATTCGGATGTAGAATAAAAGCCTCAATTTTATGTGCTTTATTGTGTACTATACACACCCCAAAAAAGAACTGTTAGGAAATTCCGAATTGTTCAAAAGGAGGTCAGAGGCATACCGAAAAAGGAGCAAAATCGGTATGCCTCTGTTTTGGAGGACACATACGCCGAAAGTGCGTAAAATGGAGTTGGTTATTTAATCAGAGAAAGCATAATAAGCAATGCCGGCAAGAACAAAGAAAACACACGGCAGAGCTACTCCGTTGCCCCACATCTTATACTCTGCAGCATCGGAGTAGGGGTCGGTTAACCATTTCCTTATTTGCTTTTCTGTTTTCGGCTTTGAAGAGCCGTTTGTTATGATTCTATAAGATTCAAAGACTTCACTCCAGAATTGCACATCTTCTTCAGTGGGGTCGCTATTAAGATTTGAACACCACCAATCAGGAAAGCCCTGTAGCCTGGCACATTCTGTGGGTGTAAGTCTTCGAACTGCATAATGGGGATCTATAATGCCGTTTTGATAACCGGGGTTCGTACCATTCACAAGGGTGTTTGATACATTAGTTCTCGGTGATTGGCATTCCGCTTTCATCTGCGGATAAAATGACACCGGTTGTGCTACAGCACCGGGGCCACGGGAAGTGAGCGTAGGTTGTTTGTCTTTTTCAATGCCCGGTTTATACTGTGCGTTCTGACCTTGATTAAAGGCTGCACGGTCTATTCCGTAGCAAGGTTCATTTACGATTGCAGCATCTTTATAATCTCTTGAAAGAAGAGTTGGAGATTTTTCTTTTATCGGCTGTGCATAATATCCGGTGGTCATCGAGTAAACCGCGTGTCGGTCAACAGTATTGAGAGTATACATAACATCGGATTCTTTGAAACCATCACCTTGGTGAGAGGGTCGAGAACCATTACCTTCAATAACAATAGTTTTATCCTTGACGCAAACAGCGGGTTCACCACCATGAGTACAGGCAAGAGTAGGAGCAACCTCCTCACTTACACTGCACGAGCTTTTACCCCCACCTTGGTCTACACACACCACAGCAATACCGCCTTGATTGCAACCGGGATTTCCTCCGTTGGCATCAAGGGTTCTGCTTGTATCTGCTTCATAAATACCGCTGTGAGGGTTATCGGACAGCATCGCATTTGATTTATCGGCACTAATACCGAAAGGTTGAAGAACGCAATTGAAATGGTTTTTGTCAGGCATTCGCTGACTACCACCGGCATTATGAGCTGTAAGGGTTCCGGCTGTTTGTTCACCATCCCAATTACACGGCTCAAAAAGAGTCTGATCATTGTTGCAAGCGAGGGTTGCCGATTTGTTTTCCTGTATCAAAGGACCCTTCCCACCGCCTTCACAGCCACTGCGTATTTTCATAACGAGAGGGACATTCCCTCCACCTGTTCCCATTCGGGAAGTTAGGGTTTGTATTGTTTCACTCTCGTCAAGTTTAACTCTGCTGTCTGCCGGATGATTCTCAAGAGCGATTGCGGCCGGAACAACCCCTGCACGGAGTGTAGGTGAGCGTTCCTCTTCATATCCTATGGTTCGGCTTTTGGCTGAATGCTCTGTACAAAAACCTGCGGACTCCATTACACACGGAGGATGATGTGCTTCGGCTCTTAATGTAGCCGTAACATCTTCTGTTACATCCATTCGGCTTCCGCCTTGGTCATTCAGAATAATTCCGTTCCTACCTGTGGACATCCCACAGTTCACTCCAAGAGTTGAAGAAACCTCATCGGTTACGACTCCGTTATAGCCATCGAAGCCTGACGCTCCAACGCAAGTCGAAGAACCTCCGGTAGCTCTTTGCCACGCACGGAAGCTCTCCGCAGAATACCTTGACAGGCCTTCTGACTCAAATAGTATTTTTCCGGCACTCCTACTTGCAAAATCTGCGACAAGATAGATGCGTTTTCTTCGTTGGGGTACTCCGAAATATTGTGCGTCAAGAACGCGGTAAGCAATGCTCCATCCGTCTCCCATGATAAGGTCGGCGTAAGCCCATCTTCCTTTTTCAGGCATAGGCACCTGGGCATTCGGTTCGATGACACCAATGAACGCTTCGAGTACGGCACGGAAATCTTCGCCTTTGTTTGAGGAGAAGGCTCCGGGGACATTTTCCCAGACTGCGTATCTTGGGTATTTGCCATTTGTGGCACACCTCATTTCTTTTATAATTCTGATTGCTTCATAAAACAAAACCGACTGTGTTCCATCAAGTCCGGCTCTCTTACCCGCAACTGACATATCCGTGCAAGGAGAACCAAATGAGATTATATCGACGGGTTCAACTTCTGCACCATTGATTTTTGAAACATCTCCGTAGTGTTTCATGAAAGGAAGTCGCTTTGTTGTTACCCTTATAGGGAACGGCTCAATCTCCGATGCCCACACAGGAGTAATTCCTGCAAGCAAACCACCTAAAGGAAACCCACCAGACCCATCAAAGAGACTGGCGAGCGTTAATGTATTATCTTTCATATATTAACCCTCCTTAAAAAAGAGGAATAACATCGTCTTCACCGGAAACCTCGTCAAAACTGTATGTTAAGCCGTCACGCTGCACGGAAACTTCTGCCGAAGAGCCGACCTGCTCAATATACCTTTTTACGATTACATCGCAGAACTTCTCATCAAGCTCTACAGTGTAGCAAATTCGGTCGGTCTGTTCACAGGCAATAAGGGTACTGCCCGAACCACCGAAGGGGTCAAGGACGATTGAGTTTGACATACTTGAATTCATAATGGGATAGGCAAGAAGCGGTATAGGTTTCATTGTAGGATGTTCACCGTTTTTCTTCGGCTTATCGAATTCCCAAATGGTCGATTCTTTTCTTCCTGTGTACCACAAATGCTTACCCTTTTTCTTCCATCCGAAAAGGCAAGGCTCGTGCTGCCACTGATAAGGACTCCTGCCAAGCACTAATGACTGTTTTTTCCAAATGCAACAACCTGAAAGATTGAAGCCAGCGTCGTTGAATGCTTTTCTGAAATTCAAACCCTCTGTGTCTGCATGGAAAACATAAATGGAAGCATCATCTGCCATAGCACTTTCAGTGCATTTGAAAGCATCAAGAAGGAAATTATAAAATGAATCGTTATCCATATTATCGTTTTTGATTTTACCAGCCGAACCTTCGTAGTTTACATTGTAGGGAGGGTCGGTAATAACGAGGTTTGCTTTCTTACCACACATGAGCAGTTCAAAAGTTTCTGCTTTAGTGCTGTCACCGCAGACGAGTCTATGTCTGCCAAGTGTCCACACGTCACCGGGTTTAGAAAAAGACGGGTTTTGGAGTTCGGCTTCAACATCGAAGTCATCTTCCTTTATCCCGTCCTTAACGCTATCTTTAAATAAATCATCAAGCTCTGCTGTTTCAAAGCCTGTGAGGCTTACATCAAAATCCGCAGCCTGGAGATCAGTGATAAGAAGAGCAAGTTTATCTTTATCCCACTCACCGCTGATTTTATTAAGAGCGATGTTGAGAGCCTTTTCTTTTTCTTCTGAAAGTTCGACTACAACGCAGTCAACTTCGGTGTAGCCCATATCCATAAGAACCTTGAGTCGCTGATGACCGCCAACAACTTTTCCGGTGGTCTTGTTCCATATGACGGGTTCTACATAACCGAACTGTTCAATTGAACGCTTCAGCTTTTCATACTCGGCATCACCGGGTTTGAGGTCTTTTCGAGGATTATATTCCGCTGGCAGAAGTTCTGCTACTTTCTTTTTCTCAATAATCATACGAGACCCCACTCGGCAAATTTCTCAAAGCCACCAATGTCGCTTATGTATTTTCTTGCCGTTTCTACAATTTCAGAATAAGGAACACCGTTTACTTTCTCATCACCGATTGAACAGCAAAACTCAACAGGCTTACCCGTTTTCTGTGCTTCAAGGAAAGCATAAATATTTACGCTCACATCAGCCTTTGATAAGTCCTTACCGTGAAGGCCACCACCGGTTACTCCATCGGCCATATCAGAACCGAGCTTTCTGTTTGTAGCACCCGTGTCAACATTAATACCACCGGTCCAGTCACCGAGAGGATTTACCTTTGCGCCGGGATACAGTCTTTCAAGAATGCGAGAAGAAACATTGCTCTGACAAATGGTGAGTTCGATGCCGTTGATTATGAACTTACCATCATAAGGGCAGAGACTATATAAATCTCTTGCAATATGTGACAGTTCTTTTTGTTCGGGTGTTAAAGGCATACCTTTAAAGATGCCGTTATCACCACAGCGGATTGTATTCTTCTGATTGTTTGCGAGATGCTTATCCTGGGGTACGATATGAATATCGAAACCGACATTACCTGCAATTCTTGCTATAACCTTGGCTACATCAATTTCATCAATGTCAGCAGAGGTTTCAACAATCACCGTGCAGTTTCCGTGACCGATAAGAACCTCAACTGCAATCTTGGGGTCTTTTTCTTTTCTGTATGCCAGGTCAACAATACCCCCGGCAATTCTGTCCGCTATCTTATCAGGATGCGAAGGGTTTACTTTTTCAAACATAATGTTAATCCTTTCCGAGCTGTATGCTCTTTGTTTATTTTCTTCCCTTGCGAGCTTGCAGCAAACGCTCCATAGCATCGTCCTGGGGTGTTGCACCTCCATACTCTCCGGTGCAGTTTTCTTTGACAATCTGGAAAATCTCCATCCACAGTCTGTTGGTCTGTGACATGAAGTTTTGAGCCATAGCTACATAGGGACTCTGAATCGCATTACCCGTCGTTGGGTGTTTCGCAAGGAAACCGAACTCGGTAATTGCCGTTTCGCATTGAATCCATCTTGCTACGCTCATCGCATATCTTTCCAGGAGCTGCGGTGAAACCAAGGCGGTACATTTTCTTTCCGCCAACCACTGCCAGGTTGTTTCATACACATCGGCAGCTATCAGTTTCTTACCGTCTTTTTGGGTTGCAGATAACATCTCGGAAGGTTTCGGCATCGGTTGACCTTCTAAATCGACTGAATCATTATTAAAGTCGATGACAGTCAGCTTTCTTTTTCCGGGGTTTCCTTCAGCAATTTTATCTGCAAGAGGCTTCTTTTTAGCACCCGAGCCAACACGAGCGCCGCCTCTATTGGTGCCGTCTTTTGCCACTTTTTTACCTCCTTTTTAGTATTTAGGGGTTAATACCCCCTTTGAAATCGCGGTTTTGTGCGTGATACCCCACGCCCGTTGCACAAAAAATTAGTCGTGGAGATTTTGACCGCCCCTACCATCAGGAGTTGTGCCATCTGTCACCACGCTCTGCATGAATTTTTGCGTGACAACTCTTACAAAGAGCTATGAGGTTATCTCGGCTGTGTGTTCCACCTTCTGACAACGGTTTCTTATGATGAACCTCTTGTGTCGGTACGAGTTTGCCATCAGCTTGACACCTCTCACACAGTGGGTGTTCTTCAACATACTTGTCTCTGATTCGTTTCCAGGCTCTACCATACCTACGACGTACAGCAGGGTCTCTGTCATACTTCTCGTAGCGTTTGGCTTCAGCCTTGGTGTGTTCTTCGCAAAACCTACCATCCGTAAGGTTAGGACATCCAGGATGAGAGCAAGGTCTCTTCGGTTTCTTTGGCATTGGGTTCACCTTCTTTCCGGGCAAAACGAAAACCATCGAAAGTTGGTGTGAACTCTCGATGGCTTTCATTCGCAGTTTCAAACAGGGTACTAAAACAAAAACTTTAGAAAGGAACTAATAGTTTTATTTTCAAACTCCCTATTATAATAATAACATATGGTGGCAGTCTCATTCCATCTCTTTTTCTCTCATTGCAAGGAGCTTATCAATTTCTGCTATTGCTTTATCGTGGAGTCGATGAATATGCTGTATACTGTAGTACATTTCTACAGCTACTTGTTCCCAGGTTTTGTAGCAAACGTATCTTAGTTCAAGTAACATTTGCAACTCGGGTTCTTTAACAGCTCCGATTAATTTAATAATATCTCTTTTAAGGTCAACAAGCCTATCAATGTCATCATTGATACTGTGTTCAAGGTCAATGATTTTTACAATAGTATCTTCCATTCTTGACGAGCCACGGTTAGGATTTCGAGGCATATCAGAGTATGTGGCTGTACATTTAGTAGAAAGGTCGTTCAAGTTAGAAAGAGCTTCAAGCTTGCTGTTAATTCTTTGGTCGAGTTTATAGCCTTGATTTAAATATTCTCTTGCGTCCATATTTATACCTCCAATGTCGCTTTTACTGCATCGATGAGAGCAGTTTGTATTTTTTCTTTTCGGTTTAAGGCTTTCATAATATTTTCATCGATTGTGCCTTTTGTAATAATGTGGTGAATGACTACGGTTTTGTCTTTCTGCCCCTGTCTCCACAGGCGAGCGTTAGTCTGTTGGTAGAGTTCCAAGCTCCAAGTAAGACCGAACCATATCAAGGTTGAACCTCCGCTTTGTAAATTCAAGCCGTGTCCTGCAGATGCAGGATGTATGAGGGCAACTGGAAGCTCACCTCTGTTCCAACGAATAATGCTATCGGAACTGTCCAAAAGAGAAAAAGGGATGTGCTTGGCTGACAGTCGTTCTTTTATTCTCTCAAGGTCGTGTTTGAACCAATAGGCTATGAGAACTGGTTTTCCGTTTGCGGCTTCAATAAGGTCTTCAAGGGCATCCAACTTTTTATCGTGAATGGCAAGAACCTTTTTACTTTCGTTGTACACGGCACCGTTAGCCATTTGGCAGAGTTTGTTTGAAAGCACTGCAGCCGTTGAAGCATCAATCTCTTCATCGCCAAGAGAAACAACGAGTTCTCTCTTGAAAGTTTCGTATACTTTCTTTTCCTTTTCTGAAAGAGTAACTGACACTTCGTTCATAACACAATCGGGCATATTCAAGAAGTCCTTTGCCCTCATAGAAATCGTTATATCGGCTATTTGCTTATGTATGCTTTCTTCTGAACCGGGAAGAGGTTTGTACGAGAAAATCACCTGTCCATTTCTCTTATCCGGCTGAAAATAATTGTTGCGGTAATGGGTTATGAATTTACCGAGACGCTTTCCCATATCAAGCAGTCTGAACTCTGCCCATAAATCCATAAGTCCGTTACTGCTCGGTGTACCGGTTAAACCTACAATCCTTTTTATATGGGGTCTTACTTTCATAAGAGAACGGAAGCGTTTTGTTTGATATGATTTGAAGGATGACAGCTCATCTATTACAACCATATCGTAATCAAAGGCAGTTCCGCTTTCTTCAATAAGCCACTGAACATTTTCTCGGTTTATGAGGTACACACTTGCTTTTTTATTGAGAGCTTCTTTTCTTTCAGCCTCTGTGCCTATTGCTACGGCATAGGTTAATCCTTTGAGGTGGTCCCACTTTTTTATTTCGGCAGCCCATGTATCTCTTGCTACTCTTAAAGGCGCAATGACGAGTACTTTTGAAATTTCAAAGCGGTCAAAAAGCAGCTCATAAATTGCTGTTAAAGTTATCACCGTTTTACCAAGTCCCATGTCGAGGAAGACAGCCGCTATAGGATTGTCCACAATGAACTGTGTTGCATAGGCTTGGTAGTTATGAGGCTTGTATTGCATTTATCGTCACTCCAATCTGCTCGGCACTGTCTATGCAGTAAACTAAAAAGCCGAGTGATTCTAACTGTCTTTTTCGCTTTACTTGTAGAGGTCTCATTGTTTCACCAGGTGCTTTCAACTCAATAAAAGCTATCTTGCCCTTTGGGAGGAGTACCAGTCTGTCTGGCACTCCATTTAACCCTGGGCATATAAACTTAAGAGCGAGACCACCTTTGGCTTTGACAGCCTTTACAAGTTTTGCTTCGATGGTTTTTTCTCTCATAAAACCTCCGTGTTTCTCATTGCTGTTGCCCTTGGTGTTTAAAACATTTTGTGTATATATGCCTATACGCATTGCCTATGTGTCCTTTTTTCTATACTTATAAACTTTAAGTAGTTAATGGGAAACATAGGCAACAAAGCAGACAACTTGCCTAACGGTGTACCCTTGGAGTGTTTACCATTGCCGTTGACAACACCCCTTTAAGGCAACAAATGGAAACGGATTAGATTTGTTACTGTTGCTCATCGGCAACACGCATATATGTTTTCTGAACCCCATATCCGGGAACTCTTGTTTTACCCGTACCGTTGCCATCGTAGCGTTTCCAACTACCGAGTTTAAAAAGAATGCCTTCAATTTCATAGGAGTCAGATTTCTTGATATTTTCACGTGGCTTACCGAAACACTCGCACCAAATCTCCATAACGCATACACGGGTGCGTTTAATACTGCCTTCAGCTTTTGATTCACCGAAGTCGGAGCCCTCAAGATAAGAACGGCGCTGGTAAAGGTCGAGGGAATCCCAGTTTTCAGGCAATAAACGGTCAAGATACTCCTGTACGATACCTTCACGGTCATCAGTTTCCATAGCATCTCTCTGCTGAATATATGCCTCTGCTGCAATTTCATCTTTAAGGAAGAGTTCTTCACCATCGTTGTAATACTGAAGAGCTTCTGCCCAAATCTGATCTACATCGTTAAGTTCCCAAGGCTTGTGTTTGGAATTACCTGTAACTTTGAGTGGCCAGAAACGACGATTTCCGCTGATATCACGGAGAAATCCGCCATCACTGTTAGTCGTACCAACGATGACACAAGACCTGGGATGGCTTTCAACTGTTGTGCCGTAAGCCTGGCGGTATTTATCATCAAGGCGTGTAACAAATGATTTAACAACCTCCACATCCATTTTCTTCATACCATTAAGTTCACTGATTTCAAGTATCCAGTAACCTTGGAGTTTTTCTGGTGCAGTTTTATCTTTCATGTCAGAAATGGAAAGGGAGTCTGAAAACCACTTCTTGCCGAGCCTTGCGAAAAAGGTACTCTTGCCTATACCCTGACCGCCGACAAGAACGAGTATGGAGTCGAATTTTATACCAGGCTGATAAATACGGGCTACAGCTGCAACAAGCGTTTTTCTCGTTACAGCCCTCACATAGGGTGTATCGGCTGCACCAAGATAATCTATAAGCAAAGTATCAAGTCTGCGTACACCATCCCATTTAAGCGTTGAAAAATACTCTTTTATAGGGTGATAGAGTCGCTCTGCTGAAGTTACTGCCAGCAGAGCATCTTTGAATTTTGTGGGAGACCACACGCCATAGGTGCGTTCAAAGTAGAGCTTTGCACAAGCGAGGTCGGTGTCATTCCAACCTGGTTTCACCTGATGCCACGGCAAAGGAGAAATAACATCAATTGTACTTTTGAACTGATTGAATACGATGCCCTTAAGATTTGTATCGTGACGAAGAATTGTGCAGATATTACTCATAGTATCTTTGACGTTACCGAACTTATCGAGAGTGAGCTGTGCCTGCCAATCCTCATCGGAAAACTCTTCTTGAGCCTGCTCTTTTCTTTCCTCTGCAAACACCATTTTTACACGGCTATCATCAAGAGCTATTTCGCACATAGCCTTATATGAGGGCAGTTTTGTAACGGGTGCATCGAGAGGTGCATTTTCATCACTGCTACCAAAAAGGTGTAAACGAACCAAGTCAAAGGCGTTCAAGAGTTTTCCGCATACAGGGTCAGTAGCATGATGGCTGTATGCGAACTTGTTATCATAAACTACAAGTCCCGCACTGCTGTCCGCGGGTATGTAATCATATCTTCCTTGCATTGCCGAGGGTTCGTAAATTTCTGCAAGGTAGGTGTCAATGGCGTCTTCAATCGTATAAGCACGGCAAAATGCTCCGACAATACCTGGTTTTGAGAGAGGGTCTTGCTGTTCAGAAATGGTGCGTTTCATTGCCGCTGACTGTCTTGAAGATACAGGCCAGGTTGAAGCATCGTGCCAATCGGCATATCTGTTAAGGTAAGCATCGGGGTCGAGCAGTTCACCGTCACGGCTGTCAAAGAAGAAGTCACCGTTAATCGAGGTTGAAGGCCAATACATAAGACGACAGGCTTCGTATGTGGTATCATCGAAAAGGTCTATGCCGATGTCTTTTGCAACCATTCTTGCAACTGCAGGATACTCCTCTTCGGATATATCGCGGGACAGCGGAATAACAAGACGGAGTCGAGGCTGTTCGGGTGTGTGTTTATGTGTGGAATAGACGCAACATCTGAAGGTGAAGAGCATCAGAATTTTCTGCCAAGTATCGGGAAGTGCGTAGTCCATGTCAAGAGTCAACGCACTACGGCTGTTAACCATTCCGTTCTTTCTTCTGCCTTCCTTAAGTTCGCCCGCAACGAAACCACCACAGTCTTTAATATCAGCCTGTGCAGCTCTGCCCATTTTTCGATACTCCTCGACAGTTTCGGGCGTGCGTTTCGTTTGGCTTAATAAGGCAAGGAGGTCTTCCCAGTTGATTTCTTTATTCTTAAGTTTCTTTTCGAGCCTTTTACCGGCTACAGCGATTTTCATCTTTTTTTCACCTCACAGTTGTTATTAAAATAGCGAATAGGAATATTCGTTTCTTTTGCGTGTTTCATTTCAATGCTCATTCCGTTAGAAATTCTGTCACCGAACACCCAAAGTTCAGAGCAAAGAGAAAGGAGGGAAATATCCATCTCCATAGCTGTTCTTCTTTCCTCTATATCGTCATCATCCATAAACTGCGGAAATAACAGATGCGGTGCAATTGGTGTGTAGCCTTTTTTTACAGCAAAACGGCTGTAACGGCGAGCATTGGTTAAGTTCATTTCAACCTCTCCTGAAAAGGGAGAGCAAATATATACAAGGGGTCTTTCTTTTTTCATAAATATCAATCCTTTTTATAGAAGTCACAGACATATCCGTCTGCGCGAAGGAGGAGTCCTTTTGCCCATTCTGGGGTTTGTCCCATAACGGAACAAATATCTTCAAGAGATGCATCTTTCGGTGCTTCAATGACGGCTTCATCGTGAACATGCATTACGATGTTATATCCGTGGTCATTCAGCCTTATCATTGATTCAGCAAGTATGTCACGGGCTGTGCCTTGTACGATGTTTTCTACGAGCTTAGGTCCGTAACTTTCAAGTCTGCACCACTTCTTCTGTTCACCGATGCCCTCATAGGTGATGCTTTCACTCCCGAAAATGTTAGTACCAAGTTTCGGCTTTACATAGCAGAGATTTCTGCCAGATGGTAAGGTTACAAAAAGGATGCCACTTTGGTAGGTAAAGACAACTCCATGGGTCCTGGTTGTCTTTTTTGTAGAGATACACTCCTTTGCTGCCCGGTCAACATCCCACCACATCTTTACAATATGAGGGTTGGAGTTGCGCCAAGCTGTTACCAGGGGCTGCAGCTCTTCTTCTTTCAAACCCATATTTAACGCTCCCATAGCCTTCAATGCTCCTACGGAGCCACCATAACCAAGAGCAAGTTCAGCAATCTTACCTTTCTGTCGGAGATGCCCATTAATGCCATTCTTCTGAACAGGAACATTAAACATCTCGGACGCTGAAGCACAGTAAATATCACCGCCTTCAGCAAATACATTCTGTCGCCAGTCTTCACCTGCCATCCAAGCAATTACACGCGCCTCTATAGCAGAGAAGTCAGCAACGAAGAAACGGTTGTTTCTTTTTGGAATAAAGGCTGTACGAATAAGTTCTGACAACACATTAGGTACCGAAGGAAACAGCAGTTCAACCATATCGAAGTTATCACTACGAACAAGCTCTCTTGCCAGTTCCAGATCTGGCAGATGGTTCTGTGGTAAGTTCTGTACTTGAACCAATCTACCCGCGTATCTGCCGGTCCGATTTGCACCATAAAACTGAATTAAGCCTCTTGCTCTGTTGTCAGAACATACAACCGTTTCCATAGCAACGAACTTTTTCACAGAACTTTTTGCAAGTTCCTGGCGCAAGGTAAGGGCATCTTTTACATCACCCTCGCTTTCATCTATCAAGTCTTTAACCGCTGCTTTCGAGAGGGATTCAACCTCTACGCCTTGTTCTGAAAGCCAATCCTTAAGTTGTGTTGGAGAGTTTGGGTTTTCAAGGTTTGTCAACAGTCGAGCTTTTTGCATATGTGTGTCTCTGAACTGCTCGTCACAGTCAATGGCTCGCCGCACAAAATGAATATCAATCATAATGCCCCTGTCGTTAATTTTCTGGTCGAGGTGGTAATTTACCCATTCGCTGTCACTAACAGGAAATTTATGAAGCTTCTCATGAATGCCGATTTCAGTCTCAACATCACGCTTGTTGTATGCTTTGAATAAATTCCATTTATCGGGGGCATCACTGTAATAATGCCGCTTATATGTTCCGTCTTTTTGTTTTACTGGTGTGCAGAAATATCGGATGAGGTCTTTGCCTTCTTTGAGTTTCTGCTTTTCAAGACCTAAAACTGCACCTACAGTTTCAAGTGATAAAGGTAAGCCTAATGTTGCACCCCAAACCATAGTGCAGTACCAGGAAGAGGGGTCAAGATAAATACCCGTGGGGAGTCCGAGATGCTTTGAGAGACATACACGCTCAAACTGTGCATTGAACGCCCACTTGCGAACATTAGGATCGGTAAGAGCTGTTATAACAGCCGTCGGTATTTGTTCGCCCATAGCAAGGTCAACGACCTCTACGGGAGCGGAGTCAATAGAGTAACCAAAAAGCAAAACTTCGAAGTCGGCAGAGTCGACATACTTATAAACACCGCTTTTTGTAAGGTTAACTGAAGAGTAGGTTTCAAGGTCGATGTAAATATCGTTCATAACAACATCCTTTCAAGTGGGTGTAGGGCAGCAGAGGTTTCCCTCCGCCACCCAACGATTTATATTTATGAAAGGAAGTCTTCTGTATCATCAGCTGTGAAATCCTGTGCAGCAGTTGTTTTGCCACCAAGATGCTCACCGTCACGAACCTTCTGAATGTTGCCGAGACCACAAGCAATACCCTTATTACCATTGCTGTTGAATGCATAGAAGTTAAGGCTTACACGAACATAGCAACCGGAATAAACTTCACTGCGGTCAAGAATAGGCTGTACTGAACGGTCAACAATCTGGGGAGGAGTTGTGCTGTTAGCGTTTACGAAATAAGCATTCTTGTATGCTTCATCATCACGCTCGGTGTCGCCATCACGAAGAGGAAGTTTAAGAGCGCCATCGGGAGGAATTTTACCTCCGAACTTACCGATGCCGAGCTGCTTTGCAGCTTCAACGGCGGCTCTGATTTTTTCGATGGTTTCGGTATCTTTCTTGTCGATGATGAAAGATGCACCGTATTTGGGGGTGCCTCCATTAACGGACTGCGGTTCCCACACATGTTCATAAGAGATACGAACGGGACCAGTTACTACTTTTGTTGATATGATTTTCTTATTAGTCATTATTAATTACCTCGATTTCTGTAAAGTCATTTTTAGCATCTGTAGTCATTATTTCAGGGCGCTTGTCCGATACTGAAACAAGCGTTGGTTTGCCTTGGGGTTTATGTACCAACGAACCAAGGATTTCTTTGAACGTGGTTTTTCCCATGAGCTTTTCCATCTCCGTTATCGAGATGAGGCTCTTCTTGTAAATGTCACGATATCCAGCGGCATAGGCTTTTTCAGCAACAGCCTCTTCATCGGTATATTTCCTTACGGAACGGCTTTCAACGAGCTTGAATCCATTCCACCTTTTGCCGTGATTAATAGCTGCATCCTGGGCATAAGCCTGAATTTCGTTTGCCCACTTGGTGAGGTCGTCAAGGTGAAGAAGAATATCTTCAATCTCCTCATCTGAAAGAAGAGGTGGGAGTTTAAATTCATACTCTGCAAGCTTCATTTTTGCTTCAGCCCTTGCACGACATTTAACAGCAGCTTTACAAAAAGTGCAGTGAGAACCAGGAATGAATTCTCCTTCTCCTTTTGCCGCCAAAGCTGCTCTTGGAATAAGGAACTCCTCTGCCCAAGACATCAAGTCATCGTATGTGATAGTCCAGGTTGAGATATTCTCTCTTCGCGGCTGATAAATGCTCATAGATACATTCTCAATTTCATAAAGGTGGTCATACATCTTTATGGCTCCCAGTGCATAAAGCATCATCTGAGGATTATTAACAGCATCTACGAGAACACCTTGTCCGTACTTGAAGTCGATAATATGAACCAGGTTATCGGCTATAATAACGCAGTCACCTGTACCGAACCCTTCAGGAACGAAACAGGAGTAGTCAAGTTTCTGTTCAATGAGGATAAGGGGGTCAGCACTTTTTTCTTTGGCTTCTGCAATCTTCTCAAGTACGAATTCCACATAGCCGTCGGTGTACATATCCATTTCATCGGAGTCGTACTGTGATGTCGGTTTTCGGGAACGCATCTTAAGTGCCTTGCGAAGTTTGTGTTCACATAAAGCGTGTGCAGCTGTTCCTTCGGCTGCCGCTTCACTTTCTCGGTCATCAAACTCTCTTTCAAGAACAGCTGATGGTGTGCAATTCAGCCATCTGTGAGAAGATGATGCACCGAGCAAGGCGTGTTTATTTGGGGGCATCTGTGAGCTCCTTCGCTTTAGAAATAAGGTCTTCGAAACTTGCAATGTCGACCTTGCTTAAATTCTGCACACCGTAGGAGCGAATAAGTTCTTGAGCTTCAGCTGTAACCTTTGTTCCGAGAATTGCCCTTGCTTCAAGAATCAACTTCTCTTTTTTCTTTTTAAGGTCCTCATCGGTTTCAACTTTCACAGATTCTGTAGGTTCTTCTTTGATGTTTTCATCACAAGGGGGAGTAGCAATAACTGCGTCCACATAAGCCATTAAACTGTCCGAAAGTTTACGAAGGTTCAGAGCTACATCAAGAAGGAGTTTGTCCTTATCCATCACACACACCTCCTTCCTTAACTTCACTGATTGACAGCTTTGATACGCTGTCGCCCGGTACGAGAATTGTTACTTTTCTGCAGTCACCGAGTAGGAAGCGAAGAATACGTTCACGCATCTTTATGGTTTTACAGAAGACAATGCTGTCCGGGGTTGGCTTTTTGGAAACATTGATTTTAAGATTATGTTCCATAGCTTTCAGTCCTTTCCGAGAGGTGGTTATGTAGTCCTCTCACCATATGGAGAAAAAGGGGCATTTTGTCAGGGTGTTTTTAGGCTTTTTTCAGAAATTTTTTAAAAAAATTTTTTAAATCTTTTTTTCGCAGCCTCAATTGACTCGTGAACAGACTGAAATGAGACTCCTTCTGTTTCAGCAATTTCCCTTAATGTCTTTCCCTCGGCAAGCTGTAAAAGGCGTCTCTGCTGAACCTCGGATAATTTTGAAAATGCATACTCGGTTCGTTTGCTTCGCTCTTCTACTTCAGCTTGTTTTTTTGCGGCTATTTCTCTTTTTTCATCTTCCGATGTTATGTAGAAATCCACTGTGTGGTCAGCATATGCCATGCCCTCATACTTAGCTTCATCCGTTGAAACCGGGCAGTAGTATTTGTGGCGATGGTCACTCGCATCTTCTTTCTTGCGACTTTCCTTAATGCTGATGCCTATGTCATCTTCAACCTCTACGGCTGTTCTTTTAATTTCGTAAGTACCTGTCTTTTCGTTGAATGCGTTATATCTGTATTCGATAATCATAAAAATTGCTCCTTTGGATTTTTCTTGAAATCCGCCAGAGCCGCCGAAGATGTCCACCAAAAAGAAAAAGACGGCAGTGTGTGACACACTGATACCTATAATCGGTATTGATATGTCACTGCACGGCCGTCTTGCGTTCTGGCAGATAACTTTTAATATTCTGTTTTTATGCTGCGGTGGTTAAGATGTTTTCAATGTTAAGTGTGCCGTCGGGGTTTGCTGTGATGCGAGTTTTGCATCCTTTTACTACAATCTCCACAACCCTGCGGTCTTCACTTACATCACAGACGCGCTTATTATTAAGGTTGCGAACTTCACTCATAGGCATTTCCTCCTTTCTTTATTTCTGTTGTAAAGCAAAAAGCCGACACAAAACATTCAAGGTATAAACCTCTGAATGCTCGTGCCGGCTTGAACTCACTTGGTTCTGCTCGTCTTTGAGCTGTATATTTTATGCGAATCCCTCACTTGGGGTTTCTGCTTACTTTGTTGTTTCTGCTGCTTGAACAATTTGTGTCATCAGCATTCCTACAGAAATTGTTTCATAGGCGTTTTCTTTAGCTTTCTTTATTCTTAATGCGTATTCCCCGGTTTCAGTTTTTACTGCTTCTCCGAGAGGAATGTGTTCTTTAGGGGTGTAGACCATTTTGTTTTTTTTGGGGGTGTTCTCTTTCATTCAACTTCCTCCTATCGTTGCTTTATTAATATTTTTCATTGAATTTATTTATAAAATCAAGAACTTTGTTATTTATATCCGGTGTTTCGATTCGACGTTCAACTGCGGCATACAACTTGGGTAAGAATATATTAAAATCTAAATGTCGAGCCTTTTCCTCTGTACTTACATCACTATGATTTAATGTTGTACAACATATAGGGTTTGTGTTTTTAAAATCTTTTCCTAATAAATATAATTCGTACACGGTATCTATTGTAGAAGCATACGGGGCTGCAAGTTCTGATAAGTTACTCAAGACTAAAGCGATTTTTCCAACGCCATCGATAGAAGCAACATATATATTTTTACAGGGTGTTGCCGTGTATTTAGGATAGCATAACGATTTATATGTAAGTTCCTCCCAAAATGTTACGCCTACAGTCAAAGGGGAATCTACCGTGCCTAAGCGTATTGGAGTTTTTTTAGAAGACTCTTCAAAAACATCTTTAAAATAGTAGTATGCTTTCCAGTCAATTTCTCCACCTTCTGTAAGTTTTAGTAATTTACAAATGAAATTTAATAGATAGGCATCACCTGGGTTGTGGCTTTCAAAATCAGCAAACAATAATGCATCAACCGATACCTCAAATAAGTTTGCTATTTTTACCAGAGCCTCTATACTTAATGAAGCTTTGTATTGATTTTTTGAAACCCTCGAAAAGTAACCAGTACTTACTCCTGCAGCTTTTTCTACATCACCAATTTTCATATTATTTCTTTTGGTAAGAACATAAATATTATGAAAGAGCTGTCCTTTACTTGTCGCTAACAAAATTTATCAATCCCTTTCTTTGTCGAATACTGCTATTATTATATGCAATATTATTATAAATGTCAGCAGTCGCTGCAATGTTATTGATTTTCGATAGTTAAATTATATCTGAAAGTCACAGTGTTGTCAATATCTATTTGAATTTTACTTCAAGTAATTTATTTGTAATTTATTGTAGATTTGAATTATAGTTCGAATTTTTTCGAATAAATATTATAAAAAAGTTTGTTTTTCGACAAAAGATTCATAAAACAAAATTGTAAAAAGTAACACGGATTTTTCAAAAAAAATCTAATTTTGGTATAACTTACAAAGTTAACATTATATTGTATGTCTTTTAATAGTAATAATTACAAAATTAACTAAACTTATGTTACTTTTTCCAAAAAAATATAGTTTTTGATAGAAAAAACTAATGTTTCAATTAATTTTCTACACATTTATTGTCTAATATCCATTCAATAACACAATTTAGGTATTACTATTTTATGTATACGGTAAGTGACCTACTTCATGTAAAAACGCCGCCAAACTAAAGAATTAGCATTTTCGACGCACAATAATATTGACAGTGATTGTTAACCCGATTTATATGCTTATAATTACACATACATCATACCTGGCATCTTAACATTATCCCTTCCATCAAGTGGCATTTTAAGATTATGCAATAAACAACCGTAAGTAATAGCTTGTTTACCGAAACGGCTGCGAAGGTCCTCAACGGCATCTTCCAGTCGTTCTCTTTTTTCAATTCTCTGAATATCGGTAAAGAAAGATAACTGTTCGGTCGTAGTTTGTGGTACAAGGTTTATTGCTCGAATGGTTACAGCCCTCACGTTAGAATGCCAGATGTGTTTTTCCTTGAAAAGTTGATATCCAGCTTTGGCTATTTCTGAGGGCAGTTGTGTTTTCAGCGGTAATTTGCACTGATACTGTGAGCCGAACAAATCATTACCTCTGACAAATATCTGTACACCGGTAGCGGATAACTGATGCACCCTCAATCGGTGACCGACATCCTGACTCAATGCAAGAATCACCCGCCATACCTCATCATCATTTTCAAGGTCAGAAATGCAGGTAATTCCGTGTCCTACAGATTTTACGGGAGAAACAAAATCTCGGTGCATTACTCTTGAAGAATCCGTGCCGTTGGCATATCTCCAAAGAGCTATACCATTAACACCGAGCAGAAGTTTTAAATATTGAGGATCTGCGTTTGCTACATCCCCGATTGTATGAATACCTACTCTTGCCAATTTAGCTGTTGTGGCTCTTCCGCAGTATATCATTTCACTACAGTCGAGGGGCCACACCTTTTCTTTGAAGTTTTCCTTCCGGATTTCTGTGATTGCATCAGGCTTTTTCATATCACTTCCTAATTTTGCAAATATTTTATTGTACGAAACACCGATACTGACAGTCAACCCTAATTCTTCTCGAACCGAGCGCCTGATTTCTTCAGCTATGGTCATAGCATCTCCGTAAACATATCTGCTGCCTGTTACATCAAGCCAACATTCATCCATACCGAAAGGTTCAATGAGGTCGGTATATCTTTGATAGATAGCCTGGGTTAGCTTTGAGTATTTAAGGTATTGGTCGTATTGGGGCGGGACAACGATTAAATCCTTACATAACTGCTTTGCCTCCCAGTTCACCATTCCTGTTTTTACCCCCGCTTTTTTTGCTTTCTCTGATTTAGCGAGAACAATGCCGTGGCGTTCTTCTGTCGAACCACAGACAGCCACAGCCTTTCCTCTTAATTTAGGGTTAAGCATCATTTCCACCGAAGCATAAAAACAGTTTAAGTCACTATGCAAAATTGCTCTTTCCATCAAGAAAACACCACTTTTCTCAAATTAACTTCCCAAAAAGTATTGACAATGTGAAGTTGAGAGGTGTATAATCAATGCGTAACTTCTCAAACTTCTCATAATTTTATGTTAGCGACAAAAAATGTGTTTGTCAATACCTTTTGTGATTTTGGAGAAGTTACAACTGAAAATTTTTATGGAGGGAATGATTATGACTTTTTCCGACAAAGTAAAAAGAGCCAGAGAAGTAGCAGGCTTAACTCAAGATGAACTTGCCCAAGCAATAGGTGTTTCTCGCCGTACAATCACTGCTTATGAATCCGAAGGAGCAGTGGCAAGACGTTCTACCACAGAAAAACTCGCATACGCTCTTAAGGTATCTGTAAAATACCTCACAGATGAAAAATGCACAGACCCCTTGGCAGAAATTGAAAAAGATGAATACATTGAACAAGCTCGTGCTTTATATGGTTCAAAGGGTGTTCGTGATATGGATGAACTTCTCAAAGACAATGCAGCCCTGTTTGCAGGTGGCGACCTTTCGCAAGACCAGAAAGATGCCTTCTTTGAAGCCGTTATGAAAGCTTACATAACTTGTAAAGAAGAAGCTAAAATTAAGTTCGGCAGCAAGAACAATGGTTAAGTCCGTATTTTGGGACAGTAAAGATGTTAAACTTTATATGTGGGGATTGAATGCCCTCATTACATAATGTATAATTATTTTTGCAAATTGGTAGTCACATTATTATGGAGGTAGGTGTGTTTTATGGAAGATAGTAATATTATTCTTTTTCCTGACTTTGAAGCGTTGAAAAAAGAAGTGGAGAAGTTGAGAACAGAGATATCAATGCTCCTACTTGAAAGAGACGAGCTCAAATTAGTAGTTTGTAAAAATATAGAAACTGCATATATGTTAGCCCTTGGCAGTCTTGAATATAAGGCTTATGAATTGCATTGTGCTGTATTGCGTTTAAAAAGAAAAATAGACCTTATCCAAGCAAAAAAGAATCGCCAGGAAAAGGTTGTTCTTATTGATATTGATGAACAGCTCGATGAGGAATTTGCTGAATATCAACAGCACCTCGATGAACAAATTGACAAAATGAATAAGGCGCTCGACCACAGTAAAGGTACACCCCTCACTGCAGAAGAGACAATAGAAATAAAGAAAGTTTATCGTAATATTGTGAAAGCACTCCATCCTGACTTGCATCCTGATGTTACACTTGCCCAACTGCAACTGTTCCAAAATGCAGTTCAGGCGTATGAAAACGGTGACTTGAATAGCTTGCGAATTATCCACGAAATGGTCGCAGACCCTGTTATACCGGAAGTCGGAGAAAATGGTATGGCATTGTTAACCAAAGAAAAAGAGCGTCTTACAAAATCCCTCGAACTTATCCATCAACAGATTTCAGAAATCAAATCAGAGTACCCGTACACTATGAAAGACGTTGTAAACAACCCGGAAAAGATAGAAGAAAAGAAGACCGAACTACAAAGCCTAATTGAAGAACTGAAAGAAGTATATGATTGGTACGAGGCTCGAATAAAAGAATTATTAAGGTGATAATATGAGTGATATTATAAAAAGTGATGAAGGCGGACTCGTTGGCTTGTTCCACGGAAAAGGAGGAGGCTTATCAATTCCTAAGCCATTTGAAAAAGACATCTACCTTTTTGATAGCTATGTTGCAGGAACAACGCACATTCCGGGAATTGAAGAGCTTGAACCACATTTGAATGTTGATGACAAACTTAATTTTTACCGTGAACCGGATAACAAGTACGACCCTAAAGCTATCGTTATAAAAAACAGCGATGGTATAAAAATAGGTTATGTGCCAAAAGAGGATAATGTTATATTTTCCCGTTTGATGGATGCAGGGAAATTGTTGTTCGGTAGAATCACCCAAAAAGAGAAAAAAGGAAAATGGCTGAAGATAAATATTAAGATTTACCTTCATGAGTAAAATACCTTATATCATTATAATGTAAAGGAGGGTTGGCATTGACCTACGAGGAAATCCATACTTCGGTTGAAACTCTTGTAAAAAAATATGAAGAGCGTGACCCATTTAAACTGTGTCGTGCAATGGGTATTATTTTGCTTTTTCAATCGTTAGGTACTGCACCAGATGCAATAAAAGGTTTCTTTCTTGAAAGCAAGCGAATCCGAACTATTACGGTCAACTCTGACCTCCCAGAAGTAATACAAAGAATAATAGTGGCTCACGAATTATGCCACGCAGAAAATCATCGAAAAAGCGGCATCCACGCTTTCCATGAAGTAGCAATGTTCGACCAGACCTCTGTCTATGAAAAAGACGCCAATCTTTTTGCCGCCGAACTACTTCTTGAGGATAAGGATGTACTTGAGGCTTTGAACCAAGATACAACCTTCTTCACAGCCGCAGCATCACTGCGTGTTCCGGCAGAACTTTTAGACTTTAAGTTCCGTGTTATGAAATGGAAAGGTTTTATGTTAGTTGAGCCACCAACAAACGCCCGTAGTAATTTTATGCGTAACATGGAGGTTCCTGAAAATGCAGACTACTACTGCTAAACCTATAAAAGTTTATGTAGCCGTTAAGACGGATTTTTCTGAAGACGGCACAATGCTTCCAAGGGAAATCACCTGGGAAGATGGAGAGAAATTTACAATTGAACGAATCCTTGATATAAGACAAGCACCTGCTATGAAAGCCGGCGGTCAAGGTGACAGATACACAATATTAATCAAAGGAAAACAAAGCTATCTTTTCTTTGAAAGAAGTACGAACCTTACTGGAAATTACATTGGTAGATGGTTTGTTGAGCGGAAGATTGCGTAAGAGAACAAGAGAAAAAGACATATGGGTTTTTATCTATATTCGTCTTTTTCTCTTTTTCGGTCCAAATAAATGTACTTGAAGAAAATGTACTATAAAAAGCATTGTTTATTAGGAAATTTTGTGCTATTATGTATAAGTATTATTGTAATGAATCTCAAGTGGAATTAAAGGGGTTAGATTATGAAGTTAAAGGAATTATCTGCGGACGGAAAAATAGCATATTTGATTAAACCTATCTTAAAAGTTTTACAAGCAGCTGGCGGACAGCTTGAGCGTTCTGAAATTAAAGAAAGAATTGCCGATATGGATGACCAAATTGCTGACTATGCTGAACTTGAAAAGACATCCAAGAAAACAGGAAATACATACAAAGAATTCAATTTTAAATTCAACTTTGCGATTAAAGATTTGTATTTCATTGGATTATTAACCTATACAGATACTTCTCCCGTCACTTTGACTGAAAAAGGTTTATATCTTGATGTTGATGCTCTTAATGTTCAAAAAGATGTTATTGAAGCGTCAAAGGTACACTGGGAAGAAATAAGCAAAAACAATAAGAAAAATAGGGTTGTTGATGTTTCAGATAGTGAAGAAGAAACTCAAGCGGAAGAAAAAATTAAGGACGATTTCAAGGAAATCCTTCTTGCGGCTATTTCAAAAATGTCTCCTAAGAAGTTTGAAGCTTTCTCAAGAGCGTTACTTAATAAAATGGGAGTCGAATTCACAGAGAAAGGTGTTCAAATCAGTAATGATGGCGGTATAGATGGATATGGTTATCATATAGATGCAAATGATTTTAGAACAACAAGAGTTGTTATTCAGTGCAAAAGATACAATGTAGCACCCGTTAGAGAACCTGAAATCAATCAGTTCTTAGGGGCTATGAATAAATATCAAGCTGATTATGGTGTGTTTATTACAAATGGTAGATTTACAAATGCTGCAAGAATCGCCGCAAGAGAAGGTTCGCCAATTACTTTAATTGATGGCAATGAGCTTGTAAGACTTGTAAAGAGATATGAGCTTTACATAACGCCAGTACAAACTTATGTTTTAGATGATTTTTATAATAGCGAAGAATAATTTTTTTTATCATCAACTTCCGATAATTTTTATTATATAGAAGTTGTATTAAGGAGGGCGTAAATATGAGTCCCGTATTAAGCAAAAAACAAATGACAGAAGAAGATATTAAGCTTCAGTACATAACCCCAGCTATACAAAGCAAATGGGGTCTTGACAGTATGACTATGGAAACAAGAATCACCGATGGTCGTATTAACCTTAAAGGTAATCTTGTTGCAAGAGAAAAGCCAAAAAAAGCTGACTATGTTTTGTATCTTAATAAGTACAAGCCCATTGCCATTGTTGAAGCAAAAGATAACAACCATTCTATCTCATATGGACTTCAGCAGGCTAAAACATATGCACAAATGCTTGATGTTCCCTTTGCTTACAGCTCAAACGGTGACGGTTTTCAAGAATACGACTTTTTAACAGGAGTAGAGCGAGAACTCTCTATGGATGAGTTTCCCACAGCTGATGAATTAACAGCCCGTTGGGAAGCACAAGGCATAACTGATAATGAAAAGAAGGTAATTGCACAGCCTTACTATTCAAGTCAGAATACCTATGACCCTCGTTATTATCAGCGCAATGCAATTAACCGTACTGTTGAGGCAATCGCAAAGGGTCAAGACCGTCTTTTGCTTGTTATGGCTACAGGCACGGGCAAAACATATACCGCTTTCCAGATTGTATATCGTCTGTTGAAGAGCAATCTCAAGAAAAAGGTATTATACCTTGCGGACAGAAACATTCTTGTTGACCAATCTATTCAGCAGGACTTTTCACCACTTGAAAAAACTATACATAAAATCAATTTTGCAAAAGATGACCCTGTTACAATAACTTCTCACGAAGTGTATTTTTCTCTTTATCAGCAGCTTGCCGGAAATAGCAATGATGAGGATGATGAAACTGGCGGCGAAGATGCTGTTGAGCGTTTTGCTAAGCTCTTCAATAAAGATTTCTTTGACCTCATTATAGTAGATGAGTGTCACAGAGGCTCGGCAAAAAAAGACAGCAACTGGCGTAAAATTCTTGAATATTTCTCATCAGCTACGCAGATTGGTATGACAGCAACACCAAAGGAAACAAAGTATATTTCGAACATTGATTACTTTGGTGAACCGATATACACCTACAGCCTTCGTGAAGGCATTGAAGACGGTTTCCTTGCACCGTTTAAAGTTATAAATATCAAAACAAACATCGGTGAGGGATGGAGACCTTATAAGGGGCAGCTTGATAAAAACGGCTATGAAATAGAAGATAAAATTTATACCAACAGTGATTTTGACTACAACATCATTCTCGAAGACCGTACCTATGAGGTCGCAAGAGAAATTACTGAATATCTTAAGAGTACCGACAGAATGCAGAAAACCATTGTTTTCTGTGCAACAGAGGACCACGCTGAAAGAATGCGAATTGCCCTTAATAATCTTAATGCCGATATGTGCAAAGAGAATCCTGATTATGTTGTTCGTATCACGGGTTCTGACGCATATGGAAAAAGCAAACTTGATTATTTTATATCTGTTTCAGCGCCATATCCTGTTATTGCAACAACATCAAAGTTGCTTTCCACAGGCGCGGATTGTAAGATGACTAAACTTATTGTTCTTGATGAAATGATTAGTTCTATGACTGAATTCAAGCAGATTATAGGTCGTGGAACTCGTCTTCGTGAAAAAGAAGGTAAAAATCATTTTGTTGTTATGGATTTCCGTAATGTAACACGTCTTTTTGCCGACCCTGATTGGGACGGCCCCATTGAGACGGTTGACGGATATGACCCTGACCACAAGCCTGGTGGCGGAGGTTCAGGCAGCGGTGGAGGTCTTACTCCTCCGGTTGTTCCCACTGAAAAATATATAGTAGATGAAAGAGGCTGCAATGTTCAAATTTTAGGTAAAACAGTTTCTGTTTACGATGCAAATGGAAAGCTTCTTCGTCAGGAAAGCATAGTTGACTATACTAAATCTAATATTCTTGGTAAATATGCTTCTCTTGATAATTTCATCCGTCAGTGGACCGCTGAGGAAAAGAAAGAGGCTATTAAGAACCTGCTTGCAGAACAAGGGATTGATTTGCAGCAGATGAAAGAAGAACAAGGAATGGAAGCTGTTGATGATTTCGACTTTATCTGCCATGTCGCTTATGATAAAAAGCCTCTTACACGCCGTGAGCGTGCTAACAATGTTAAGAAGCGTGATTTCTTAAGCAAATACAGTGGTGTAGCAAGAGAAGTCCTCGAAACCTTACTTGACAGATATATGAATACAGGCATTTACGAAATAGAAAAAACAGAGGTTCTTAAACTTGAAGACTTTAAAAAATATGGTAAACCTTCAAAAATCGCATCATATTTCGGTGGCAAAGACGGATATTTAAAAGCGATAAAAGAACTTGAAGAAGAATTATATAAGGTAGGTTAAAATAATGAGCTTATCAAATTTTGTAAAAAGAATAAGAGATATAATGCGTAACGATGCCGGTATCAACGGTGATGCACAGCGTATCGAACAGATGGCATGGATGCTTTTTTTAAAGGTTTATGACGCCAAAGAAAAAGACTGGGAATTTGACGACGAAGATTATGTATCAATTATCCCCGAAGAATGTCGTTGGAGTAATTGGGCTGTCGATGACCGCTCTGGTAATGCAATGACAGGTGATAATCTTCTTAATTTTGTCAACAACACTCTGTTTCCCACACTCAAGGGCTTATCTGTCAGCAAAGATACACCCATAAAAAAATCTATCGTTAAGACAACTTTTGAAGATGCAAACAACTATATGAAGGACGGTGTTCTTCTTCGTCAGGTTATCAATGTTATTGATGAGCTTGAGCTTGATGATTATGAGGAAAGCCACGCCTTCGGTGATATTTATGAAACTATACTTAAAGAGCTTCAGAGTGCCGGTTCTTCAGGTGAGTTCTATACTCCTCGTGCTGTAACTGATTTTATGGCTAAAATGATTAAACCCCAAATCGGTGAAAATGTCGCTGACTTCGCTTGCGGTACAGGTGGTTTCCTTACAAGCTGGCTCAAAGAACTTTCAGCTCATATTGAAACAACCGAAGACCAGGAAAAATACGATAATTCAATTTACGGCATCGAAAAGAAGCAGTTCCCGTATATGCTTTGCATTACAAATATGCTTCTTCACGGTATTGATGTTCCGAAGATTTATCACGACAACTCCTTGCTTCGTGATGTGCTTGACTACACAGAAGAAGACCAGTTTGAAGTTATTCTTATGAACCCTCCTTATGGTGGCAACGAAAAGAACGAAGTGAAAAATCACTTCCCGTCAGATCTTGCAAGCAGTGAAACTGCTGACCTTTTTATGTCAGTTATTATGTACAGACTCAAAAAGAATGGTCGTGCAGCTGTTATTCTTCCTGACGGTTTCCTTTTCGGTACAGATAATGCAAAAGTAGCTATCAAGAAAAAGCTTCTTTCAGAGTTTAATCTTCATACTGTTATCCGTATGCCTCACAGCGTTTTTGCACCTTATACATCAATTACTACAAATATTCTTTTCTTTGACAGAACAGGCCCCACAACAGAAACTTGGTTCTACCGCCTTGATATGCCTGAAGGTTATAAAAACTTCTCAAAGACAAAGCCGATGGAACTCAAGCATTTTGCTCCTGCTATGGATTGGTGGGAAAATCGTGAAGAAATCGCAGTTGATGGTTTTGACAAAGCAAAGAAATACACTGTTGAAGAGATTGCTGAAAAGAATTATAACATTGACCTTTGTGGTTATCCTCATGAGGAAGAAGAAATACTTCCTCCAAAAGAGCTCATTCAACAGTATCAGGCAAAAAGAGCAAGTCTTAATGCTGATATTGACCGCATTCTTGCACAGATTACTGATATTTTAGGAATCGATATTACGGAGGAATAATAATGACCGGACAACAGCTTAAAAATTCTATATTACAAATGGCTGTTCAGGGCAAACTTGTTCCGCAGGACCCGAATGATGAACCTGCTTCTGTTCTTTTGGAACGCATAAGAGCAGAAAAGGAAGCCTTGATAAAAGCCGGTAAAATCAAGAAAGAAAAGAATCCTTCTGTAATATTCCGTGGTGCCGATAATTTGCCTTATGAGAAAGTCGGCAAAAACGAGCCTGTATGCATTGCTGATGAGGTGCCTTTTGATATCCCTGATAGCTGGGAGTGGGTGCGATTAGGCAGTTTGTTAAGCGTTATAAGTGATGGCACGCATAAAACACCGCATTATGTACCAGATGGTGTTCCATTTCTTTCAGTTCAAAATATTTCGAGTGGGAAGTTTGATTTCACAAAAATCAAATACATAACACAAGAGGAACATCAAAAATTGATTGAACGAATCAAACCACAAAAAGACGATATATTGTTTTGCCGAATAGGCACATTAGGAAAAGCTATTAAATGCACTCTTGATTTTGAATTTAGCATTTTCGTAAGTTTAGGGTTGTTGAGACCAGTAGATATTTCAATAACTGACTATTTAGTATTTGCAATAAACTCCCCGTTAGGCGATAAATGGATTCACGACAACAAAGTCGGCGGTGGTACTCATACTTATAAAATTAATTTAATCGATATACCGAGAATGTTAATTCCCGTTCCTCCTTTAGAAGAACAAAAACGTATTTTTGATAAATTATCAGTATTTGAACCACTTACCGAAGAATACACAACCAAAGAAAATACATTATCCATCCTTAATGCGTCGTTTAGTGATATTCTCAAAAAATCAATACTTCAAGAAGCGGTTCAAGGAAAACTTGTTCCTCAAGATGAAAATGACGAACCCGCTTCAGTGTTACTTGAGCGTATAAGAGCTGAAAAACAAGCACTGATTAAGGCAGGTAAAATTAAGCGAGATAAGAACGAATCCGTCATTTTCAGAAGGGATAATTCTCATTATGA